GGATGTACTAATCTAAATGTTTTAGTTGTCGATTTAGGACCAGGACTTATAGTTCTTGGTGATGTAAACTATTACACATTCACAGGAGCGACACCAAGTGGATGTTATTCAGTCATTAGTAAGATAAATGCTCCGATAGACGACGCGTTTACCACATCATTTGGAACTGGTGGATGTAATGATTGTGAGAGTACTTATATAACTCCAACCCCAACACCTACACAAACAAATACACCAACCCCATCAGCGTAAATAGAAAATAATATATTATGGCAATAATAATGACTGAAGGTTTTAGGTTAACATTAACAGAAATAGATGAATTAATTCTAACTGAAGATAATGTTATTATAACTGCTGAAAATAATGAAGGAACTCAATTCGATGATGAATAATGTCAAATAGAAAATTTAAAGATTTACCATTATATACCGGTGACACATCGAGTACTTACCTGATATTGAACAACTCATCTCAGACAACAACTCATAAAGTTACGAAGGAAAAATTTTTAGATGGTAATAATATATTTCATGGTAATCAAACAATAACAGGTTCATTATCAGTATCTGGTTCAACACTACAAACAGGAAATAACACTTTAATAGGTAATACTGTTTTAAGTGGTAGTCTATCTGTTAGTGGTTCATTTACAGGTTCACTACAAATAGATGGTGATTTAAATTTAGCATCACCACATAGTTTTTATCGTTGGGGAAATAAATTATTCAACTACGGACAATGGTATTCATTACAAACACAAAGTGGTTCAGCAGATACGGCATATCCTATGCGATTTGAAGTACCTGCTGATTTATCTGGTATGTACGTTGGAAATAATGGTAGTGGAGTTCCAACTAGAATTTATGTAGAGAATAATGGATTATATAACATTCAATTTTCAGCACAATTGCATACAACCGCAAATCAGTCGTGTGATTTTTCTATTTGGTTTGCTATGACCGGTTCGGCTATTGATAATTCAAATACCGATTTCTCTATTGAAAAGGTAAGTGGTGGGGGATTTCAAGTGGCAGCATTAAACTTCTTAACTTCAATATCATCTGGAAGTTATGTAGAATTGTATTGGTCAAAAACAACGGCACAGGGGCAATTACAATATAAAGATGTACAATCAACTCCATCGAGACCCGCAACACCATCGGTAATTGTTACAGTTACACAAGTGGCGTAAAAACCTTTTTTTTATTTACTAATTCTTTTTTTTTGTGTATTTATATGTAAGACCTACATAGGTTGGATTAACCGTGGTACATACCACAATTTTTCTTAGAAGGAACCATACATATGGCACAAATAGTAAAACTACGTAGAAGTAGTGTAATCGGTAAAAAACCGACCAACGCTCAACTCGAATTAGGTGAATTGTCAATCAATACATCGGATGGTAAAGTCTATTTTGCTAAATCAGGTTCATTAGGTCCTTCAATTGAGGAATTAATATCAACAAACACGGTTAACACAGGTTCAATATACCTTACAGGTGACATCACAGGTTCCATTTTTACAGGTTCTTTTAAAGGTGATGGTGGTGGTCTTTACAATGTTCCAGCTTCAGGAGTTACAGGTTTACAATTAAATTTAATCAGTAGTGGTAGTAATACAGCATCGATTGATTTAAATGGTTTTAATGTTAATACCAGTGCTGCGATAACAGGGTCATTATACGTCTCAGGTTCATTATATGGAGATGGTAGTAATTTAACAAATGTAGGTTATACAGAAAAGGTATTTTATGTAAGTGAAGATGGTAACGATAATAATGATGGTAAAACATTATCCACCCCGTTTAGAACCATTAAAGTGGCCGCAACTGCGGCTTCAGCTTCATTAGCGTTAAATCCACCAAGTCCATACCCATACAGAACAAGTATTCGTGTTAAAACAGGATATTATGTTGAGGAGGCACCAATCACATTGGTAAGTAACGTATCGATTTTAGGTGATGACTTAAGATCTGTAGTTGTTAGACCAACAAACGGAACAAAAGGTAATAATCTATTTTTAATGAATAATGGTTGTTACGCACAAGGATTAAGATTAGAAGGTTGTGAAATCGATAATTTAGAAGACCCAAGAAGTGGTTTCTTTTTCGCTTTCGCACCTGGTGCATATATTTCAACATCACCATACGTACAAAACTGTTCAGCGATTAACACACCATTCTCTAAGTTTTATACCCCATTAGATTTTGATAATGGTAACCCATTGGTGGGTAACGGACCTGGTGGAATGTTAATTGATGATTCAGTATTAGACCCATATAGTCCACTTCGTTCAATGATTGTGGATTCATACACACAGGTTGCTTTTAATGGTATCGGTATGTGTGCAAGAGGTAGAGGTTATGGTCAGATGGTATCGTTCTTTACTAACTTTAGTAGAGTCGGTGTGTATTGTATTGATGGTGGACACGCTTCTTTATTGAATTCGAATACCACATTTGGTGATTATGGTTTACGTTCTAAAGGAATGAGAATATTAGTTAAACCTGACACAACAATTGTTACAGGAACAACCATTGATCCAACAGCATCAGCATATATTGCAACAAAAAAGACACAGATTCAAACATACATGATATCACAATTGGCATTATATGGTACGTATGCATCATCATATAGTAACACTGGTTCAACAATATACGAATCAACAATAAAAGATTCGGGATTATTATTAGATGCAATTTGTGATGATTTATTATCACCAGTTGTTGCACGTGTGTCTCAAATAGCTTCAGGATTCTTTATTGGTCAAGACACATCTGTGGGTGGTATATACACATTACCGGTGCAAAGTGGATTTACACAAGGTGCAATTGCCGCCTTCCCTGTAAATGCTGGTAATACAGGTATTGCACAAGATTTTGTATTGGCATATCAATATATGAGAGATTATTTTGAAAATGATCCTGATAATATTTTTGGTTCAATAAGTGCCACAACAATTACTAAAGTAAGTCAATTATTAGGTGTTGTTGAAGACACAGTACAACGAGTTATAGTTGATGAAGCGGGAGGAGATTTATTAGTTGAATTTGGTTCGTTAATCACATCAACATCACATGATTTCTCATATGCTGGTTCAGGAGTTAACTTCTTAGGTCTTCCTGTTAACCAAGGTGGTGTTGGAGAAACAAATTTAACTATTAGGGTTTTCCAAGAAGGTGGTGGTAGAGTTTACTACACCGCTGGTGATGAAACGGGTGACCAATATCAAGGTAATGAATTCATTATTAGACAAAAGACAGGTACCATTGAAGGTAGAACTTTTTATAGAGCGGTATCCGCACAAATAACCCCATTAAACTTAGCATTAGAAACATCTTAAAAAATATAAAATATGGCATTACCTTTAAATAAATTTAGATTATTGACCGAAAACTTAGTAAGTGGTAGTAATGTAATATATCAAGAAAATATTGATGTATCAACAATCGTTTTATCTTGTCAAATAACAAACATAACAACAGGAAGTACTAAAACTGCAACTGTACAACTTCAAAAAAGTGGACAGACAGGAACTTACATAACATTGGTAAAAGATGCACACATTCCACCTTATGAATCACTTAATCCGTTAAGTGGTAAAATAGTATTAGAAAGAAATGATGCATTCATTATAAACACAAATGAAACAGGAGTATTAGATGTAGTATTATCTGTTCTAGAAAACGCAAACAACTAAGATAATAGATGTCTAAATTAAACGGTAGAAAATCAGTCGAAATTAAATTACCCGATTTACAAAACGGGCATATACCAATTTATGATAGTACCGTAAGATTATGGAGTACCATTGATTCTGGTAATTTAGTATCGAGTAGTGCAAATCTTAGTGGTTCTAATAATTTTAATGGTGATCAAATTATTAGTGGTAGTTTAATTGTTACAAATAATATCACTGCATCTTTTTTTACGGGTACATTTATTGGTGATGGTTCTAATTTATATAACATCTCAGCATCTGCTGTTAGTGGTTTACAATTAAATCAAATAACAGATGGTCCGGCAACCGCTTCAATTACAAGTGGTAGTGGTTTAAGAATTAATACGAACACGGAAATTACAGGTTCATTATTTGTATCGTCCGGTTCTGCAACATTTGATGCAACATTAGCGTTAACAGAAAATAGTTCTTTAATATTAAACAGCGGTTCTAATCTATATGTTTATGATGGTGGTATTATTAGTGGTACGTTTAAAGGTAATGGTGCTTTATTAACAGATTTACCTTACGCAACAACTGGTTCTAATACATTTTATGGTGGTCAAACAATATCCGGTTCAGTTATCATCACACAAGATTTAACTGTATTTGGTTCATCTTCTATTGTGTATGTTACGTCATCACAATTAGATATCTCAACTAATATTATTAAAGTTAATGCTGCAAATCCTGGAGTTAGATATGGTGGATTAGCTGTTGTTGATAGTGGTTCAAATCCACAAGTTTCAGGTTCGTTTCTGTTTGATTCACAAAAAGACGAATGGATATTTATTCATCAATCTCAAGGAGTTATAACATCATCCGTTTTCTTATTAGGACCCGAGACTTTTGATGATTTAGGAAATGAAACTTATTTAACACAAAATAGAATTCCAAAAGGGACGGGTATAGAACACTTGAATGACAGTAATATTACAGATACTGGAACTGTGGTGTCAATTAATTCAAATACTGAAATAACTGGTGGATTAAACATAAGCGGTTCAATTAATATTGGTCAATTCTATACTGTTCCTCAGGTTCTTACAGGTGCTGTAAGAATTACAGGTTCATTATTATTAAATGGTTCTGAAGTAGGTACGGGTAAGTTAGATGAAAACCAATTTAATAATTTTACTGCATCATATAAAACAGGATCGTTTACTGGTTCATTTATTGGTGATGGTTCAGGTTTATACAATCTACCAATTAGTGGTATTACAGGATTAAATCTTAATAATATCACGGGTTCATTGAATGTATCGGGTAGTGTTACTGCATCATTCTTTGTGGGTGATGGTAGTCAATTAACAAATTTACCTCCAGCAGCAAACGTTCTTAGAATTAGTGGTTCCGCGGGTGATAACACAGTAGTTGACATATTAAATTCTGCATTATCTATCACAAGCAGTGGTTTAGTAACTGCGTCATTAAGTAATGGTGGTATTAACATAAGTGTTCCATATCTTATATCAGATTATGATGGTATAACTAAGAAACACACACAAAGTGTTGCATCAACTATGTGGACTTTCTCACATTATTTAGGAGAGAGACATCCTTCAATTGAAGTATTTGATTCAAATGGTTATGTTGTCATTCCTACAAATATTTTAGCTGTTGATCAAAATACTATCAATGTTTATTTCTCAAGTGCACAAACTGGTATTGTAACTGCAACAGTTGGTGGTGGTTTACCTGCTATTAGTGCAAGTTTTGATGGTTATTTACTTAGAACTGATGGAGTTATTCCCCAATGGGAACCATTAGGGAGTTTACCATTTGCAACAACGGGATCAAATCAATTTATTGGTGATCAAACTATCACTGGTTCTGTAAAAATAAAAAATGCTAAGATGGATGCCACATGTTCGGTTATATCAACAAGTGGAACAGTTATTAGTGCGACAGGATACGATGGTGCAAATTTTGATTTTCTTGTTAAGAGCGGTTCTAATATGAGATTAGGAAATATTATGGCAGTTTGGGATGGAACAAGTGTGAAATATAGTGAAACATCTACAACCGATTTAGGCAACACATCTGGTGTGACATTTACGGTGTCAAATACAGGTAATTTAAATGCTGTAATTGCTTCTGGAACATGGACTGTTGAAGTATTATACCGAGCTCTCGGTTGTTTATAAAATACTTTATTTTAATTGATAACAATTGATATTTATTAGTAACACATTAGTGGAAAGTGAAACTAATCAAATATGGGAAATGAATTTAAAGTCAAGAACGGCATTATTGTGTCCGGTTCTGCAGAAATTGAGAATGATTTAATAGTACATGGTACATTAACTGCAACTCAAATTGATTTAACAGTAGTATCTTCTTCTGTTTTATTTCAAAGCGGTTCAACCAAATTTGGTGACTCCTCTGATGATGTTCATAACATGACAGGTTCTGTGTATATCACAGGATCTATTACCTTAAATGGTAGTCCAATCGGTACAGGTAAATTAGACCAAACCGAATTTTATACATACACAACTTCTTTAGACCAAAAAACAGGGTCATTTGCAACAACTGGTTCAAATACATTTGTTGGGACTGAAATTATTTCAGGTTCAGTTAATATCGTTGGTGGTGATTTAATCATTAACGGAACATCTTATAACTCTCAAACATCAGGTACTTCAGGAACTAGCGGAACTGCCGGTTCTAGTGGAACCTCAGGTTCAAGTGGTAGTGCAGGTACTTCAGGTACTTCAGGTACATCTGGTTCTAGTGGTAGTGCAGGTACTTCAGGTACATCTGGTTCTAGTGGTAGTGCAGGTACATCTGGTTCTAGTGGTACTAGAGGAACGTCCGGTTCATCAGGTAGTTCAGGAACTAGTGGTACATCTGGATCATCAGGAAGTTCAGGTTCTGCAGGTACAAGTGGTACGTCTGGTTCTTCTGGAAGTAGTGGAACAGCTGGTTCTTCAGGAACGTCAGGTTTATTAACATTAACTGGTACAACAGATAATGGTATAATAACATTAAATGGTTCCGCACCAAATGCAACAGTCGAATCTAATTTAAGATTTGATGGATCAACTTTAAGTGTGACAGGTAGTGGTACTGTTTCAGGTAACTTAACAGTTCAAGGTAACTTAACCGCACAACAATTTATTGTTAGTTCATCGGTTACACATCTTACAACATCTTTTTCAAGTGGATCTACAAAATTTGGTGACACTATAGACGACAACCATAATTTTACAGGTTCAGTTTTTATTACAGGGGCATTACAAATACCAAAATCGGCATCTAATCCAACAGGTACGGTTTCAGGTCAATTATATTATAATACCACAGATACAAACATATATCGTTACGATGGTTCGTTTTGGTTAAAAGCGGCAGGTACTTCAGGTACTAGTGGAACTTCAGGTTCTTCAGGTAGTGCAGGAACATCGGGAACGTCAGGTTCTAGCGGTTCTGCGGGAACTAGTGGTACGTCAGGAAGTAGTGGTAGTACAGGTACTTCGGGAACTAGTGGTAGTTCAGGTTCAGCGGGAACAAGCGGAACGGCAGGTTCTTCAGGTAGTGCAGGAACGAGCGGTACGTCAGGTTCTTCAGGTTCAGCGGGTACATCTGGAACATCAGGTTCTAGTGGAAGTGCTGGTACATCTGGAAGTAGTGGTAGTGCGGGAACAAGTGGTTCTAGTGGTTCTGCGGGTTCATCAGGTAGTGCAGGTACTAGTGGTTCATCTGGTAGTTCAGGGTCTGCAGGTACTTCCGGTACAAGTGGAACGAGTGGAAGTACAGGTACGTCAGGAACAAGCGGTTCATCTGGTAGTTCAGGAACTAGTGGTTCATCTGGAACATCTATAACAACATCAGGAACAAACAATACTGTTGTTAAATTTACATCTACATCGACAGTTGGTAACTCCAACATTAAAGATGATGGTACAACAATACAATTAGGTTCAAATACACAAATAACGGGGTCATTAGTTGTTAGTGGTAACCTAACGGCTCAACAATTTATTGTTAGCTCATCGGTTACACATCTTACGACCTCTTTCTCATCGGGATCAACAAAATTCGGTGATGATATTTTTGATAACCACAACTTCACAGGTTCAGTAATAGTTACCGGTTCATTACAAATACCATTAACGACTTCACCATTACTTGCCGCAACTGGTGCAATTTATTACAATACAACAGATACAAACATATATCGATATGATGGTACAAACTGGTTAAAGGCTGCCGGTACTTCAGGTACTAGTGGTACATCAGGTTCTTCAGGTAGTGCCGGAACATCTGGTTCTAGTGGTTCAACAGGAACTAGTGGTAGCTCGGGTTCTAGTGGTACAAGAGGAACATCTGGTTCTAGTGGTTCTGCTGGAACAAGTGGTACATCGGGTTCTAGTGGAAGTGCGGGAACATCAGGAACAAGTGGTGGTACCGGTTCATCAGGTTCTAGTGGGTCGTCAGGTTCTAGCGGTACTTCAGGAACCACAGGTACATCAGGTTCATCAGGTACTGCTGGCACATCAGGAACTTCAGGTTCTAGCGGTTCTACAGGTACTTCAGGTTCTTCTGGAACAAGTGGTACGTCAGGTTCTAGCGGTAGTGCAGGAACATCCGGAACTTCCGGTTCCTCAGGGTCTACTGGAACAAGTGGAACATCTGGTTCTAGTGGAGCAACAGGTTCGTCAGGAAGTTCAGGTTCTAGTGGTACAAGAGGAACATCGGGTTCTAGCGGTAGTGCAGGAACGAGCGGTACGTCAGGAACATCAGGTTCTTCAGGAACATCAGGTTCTTCAGGAACATCAATTACAACAAGTGGTACAAATAATACTATAGTTAAATTCACATCAACTTCAACAGTTGGTAACTCTAACTTAACGGACGATGGAACAACCTTTAGAGTTGGTCAAAACGCAATAGTAACAGGTTCTTTAACCGTTACGGGTAATTTAATTGCACAGCAATATATTGTAAGTTCTTCAGTTAGTTATATAACAACATCATTCGCATCAGGATCAACAAAATTCGGTGATAGTTCTGATGATGTCCATAATTTTACAGGTTCATTAAATATTGGTGGTGGAGGTAAATTAACCGTAGCTACGGTTGGTGGTGATGAGGGAGGTGAAATTTTATTGGGTAAAGCGGCAACCAATACAACACTTGCAGGTGATGGTGTAACAATCGATGTTTGGCAAAATAGATTAAGAATTTTTGAACAAGGTGGAAATGCGAGAGGTGGATATTTTGATATATCAACATTGGCAAATGGTGTTGGAACTAATCTTATAACTGCTGGTTCTAGTGGTACTTCAGGAACTGCTGGAACTAGTGGAACATCAGGTATTAATGGGTCATCAGGAACATCGGGTTCTAGTGGTACTTCAGGAACAAGTGGTACGTCTGGAACTTCAGGTTCTGCGGGTACATCTGGTTCTAGTGGTTCAACAGGAACAAGTGGAACATCTGGTTCTAGTGGTACAAGAGGAACATCGGGTTCTAGTGGAAGTAGTGGAAGTGCTGGTACATCGGGTTCTAGTGGAAGTAGTGGAAGTGCTGGTACTTCAGGTTCTAGTGGTACTTCAGGAACTAGTGGAAGTGCTGGTACATCGGGTTCTAGTGGAAGTAGTGGAAGTGCTGGTACTTCAGGTTCTAGTGGTACATCCGGAACATCAGGTTCCAGTGGAGCAACAGGTTCGTCAGGAAGTTCAGGTTCTAGTGGTACAAGAGGAACTTCAGGTTCTAGCGGTAGTACAGGAACAAGTGGAACATCAGGAAGCTCAGGTGCAACTGGTTCCTCAGGAACAAGTGGTACATCAGGTTCTAGTGGAGCAACTGGTTCTTCAGGAAGTAGCGGTAGTGCAGGAACCAGTGGAACATCAGGAAGTAGTGGTACTTCAATCACAACTTCGGGTACTAATAATACATTAACTAAATTTACATCAACAACAACAGTTGGAAACGCAACCAACTTAACAGATGACGGAACAACGTTTAGAATTGGTGAAAATACAATCGTAACAGGGTCATTAGTAGTGACAGGAAACTTAACTGCTCAACAATTTATTGTTAGTAGTAGTGTAACACACTTAACTACGTCATTCGCCTCAGGTTCATCTAAGTTTGGTGATACTATTGATGATACACATCAATTTACGGGAAGTGTTAGAATCACCGGCTCATTACAAATACCTAGTGCATCGGCTAACCCAACAGGAACGGCAACAGGTTCAATATATTACAATACAACAGATTCTAACATTTATAGATATGATGGTTCATTCTGGTTAAAATCTGCTGGTTCTTCTGGAACAAGTGGAACATCTGGTTCTGCGGGTACATCTGGAACGGCAGGTTCAAGTGGAAGTGCCGGAACATCTGGAACATCAGGTTCAAGTGGAAGTGCCGGAACTTCAGGAACAAGTGGTACTTCAGGTTCAAGTGGAGCAACAGGTTCGTCAGGAACCTCAGGTTCTAGTGGAGCAACTGGTTCATCAGGAAGTTCAGGTTCATCTGGTACAAGAGGTACGAGTGGTTCAAGCGGTTCTGCGGGAACAAGTGGAACATCAGGTTCTTCAGGGACATCTGGAACATCAGGTTCTAGTGGAGCGACTGGTTCATCTGGTTCTAGTGGTACTGCGGGTACTTCAGGTTCAAGTGGAGCTACAGGTTCGTCAGGAACCTCAGGAACATCAGGTTCTAGTGGAGCAACTGGTTCTTCAGGAAGTAGTGGTACTGCGGGGTCTTCAGGTTCTAGTGGTGCTACAGGTTCGTCTGGAACATCAGGTTCTTCTGGTACAAGAGGTACATCAGGTTCTAGTGGTACTGCAGGTACTTCAGGATCATCAGGGTCTTCAGGTTCTTCTGGAACTAGTGGAACATCTATAACAACGTCAGGAGCAAACAACACATTAGTTAAATTTACATCAACCTCTACGGTCGGTAATTCAAATTTAACAGACGATGGAACAACAATTAGATTGGCATCTAATTCAATTGTTACGGGGTCACTGGTTGTTACGGGTAATTTAACTGCTCAACAACTTATTATATCATCTTCAGTAATGCATTTGACTCAGTCATTTGCATCAGGAAGTCATAAGTTTGGTGATACCGCAGATGATAATCATGATTTTACAGGATCAGTTAGAATAAACGGGTCAATTGTTTCAACAACAACCGCATTAGTGTCTGGCTCATCTCAAATTGATTTAACTGCAACCACAAACTATTCAACAGGAATAAAAACAAGATTAAATGCTGAGGGTGTAATATCTGGTTCATCACAAGTAACGGGAATAGGTAATTCACAATTAACAAACTCATCTTTTAATATTGGTACAACATCCATATCATTAGGTCGGGCAAGTGCGTCTCAAACATTAACAGGAGTTAGTATTGATGGTAATTCAGCAACTGTAACAAACGGAGTTTACACTACTGGTGATCAAACAATTGCTGGTATTAAAACATTTAGTAATAGAGTTGTTTTTAACTCTGCAGTTGCAAATAGACCACAATTCCCTGGTGGTATTTTAGGATTAGATACTGGTGATGGTAATTTTGATATATGGGGTATCTCTCGTGATTATTATCCATCTCACGGAACTGGAGCAAATGCTTGGGGTTTAAGATGGAATGGTGATAATAATGATTTTGAATTTGTTGGTGGTGGTACTAATCGTGTTATTTTAGACATGGATGGTGGTAACATTACCAGTACAGGAACAATATCGGCATCAAACTTTAGTGGAACATCTTCAGGAACAAACACTGGCGATCAAACAAATATTACGGGTAATGCCGCAACGGCAACTACTGCAGGGGCGTTAAGTTCAATGAACATATCTCAGTTTACAAATAACAGTGGTTATATTACTGGTATCTCATTTGCAAACGTTTCATCAAAACCAACAACAATCAGTGGTTATGGTATAACTGATGCAATTACAACAGGTAATATCGGTTCACAAACGGTAGCTTCAGCCGGTAACTCAACAACGGTTGGAAATCTAACACCTATTCAGTTCTTTAACAATATGGGTGATAGCCATGGAACAAGAACTAGTTTTGACGCTAGTACCCCATCATATAATTTTGGTTTTAGATATGTGCAAGGATCAACCAACGGACCTGGAACAGGTGGTGGTCAATTTTATTCTTGGTACATAGGTTTGGGTAATGATTATCCAGCAACCGGCGGTGGTTCATATGGTGCCATGTTTGCTGTCGACAGAAATGTAACAACACCTTATCTTTCAGTAAGATATAATGAAAGTAATAGTTTTGGTTCTTGGAGAAAAATACACGCAGGATATGCTGATACATCAGGTACCGCTGGTTCATTAAGTAGTATGAACATATCTCAATTCACTAATAATAGTGGATACATTACTGGTATCTCATTTGCGAACGTATCATCAAAACCAACTACACTTGGTGGATATGGTATAACAGATGCTTGGCAAGCTGCAGGAAGTTGGGGTGCTGATTTAACATCTAATGGATTTACAAGACAAATTGGTGTCGTATATACGGGGGGCGAATTTGCTATATTAACAAATAACTCACAAATATCAACACTTATTGATGGTTCATATTTTGCAGGTGAAAGTGGTGGATTTTATTCGTTAAATAATTCAAACGCATATTCAAGTAGAGTTGGTTTTTCTAGAGATGGTAGTGGTAATGCGGCATTTAATGCAAGTGTTGTACCTACAGCTAATAATACATACAACTTAGGTTCAGCATCACTTGGATGGGCGAACGTTTATACGAATGACTTACATTTAAGTAATATGAATAAACCTGAAGGAAATGATATCGATGGAACAAATGGTACGTGGACTATTCAGGAAGGTGCAGAAAATCTGTATATTATAAATAATAACAACGGAAAGAAATTTAAAATATCATTAGAGGAAATTATATAGTATGCCAGTATATGTAAAAACAAATGTGTTGGATAAAGATGACATAACATCTGGTGGTATATTCAAAGAAAATATTATTAGAGCAGGTCTTCAAGCCTACTATGATGTAAATAATTTTTATTCTTATCCAAACGGTGGTAGTGCATGGAATAATATCGCTAGAGACCATAGTAATTTAACCATACAAAATGGTATGGGAACATCAACATTTAATGGAGTAAAAGGGTTCAATATGAACTTCGATGGTGCTGTTGTTAGTGGTACATATAGTGGTACTCAACCAAATGCTCAAGCAACTTTTGAAGCGTGGATTTATGCCTCAGCATCCGAAATAACGTCTGGCGATAGAGGAACAATTATATTATTACAAGGTGCTGGTTGCGGTCAATATATGAGTTGGAATAAATCTAATCAATACATGTCAACATATTGGTATTGTAGTGATGCGAATGGGTATCACGAAACTAATGGACCATCACCTAGAAAGACTTGGCATCATTGGTGTACAGTATGGGATGGTAGAGCGGGTAGATTGTATCAATATGTAAATGGAACTTTTGTTGGTATTGCCACAACAACAAATTCTGGTGCACCTGGCACTAATTTAATAATTGGTAGAGAAAGTGGTGATAGACAATTCGGAGGTAGTATTGCTGAAGTTAGAATTTATAATAGATCATTAACACCATCTGAGGTTTTACAAAACTATTTTGCAACAAGAGAAAAATATCATGGAATAACAAGAGGATTACAAACATGGGTTGATTCGGCTTCATTAGCTTCGTACCCTGGTAGCGGTGGGTCAATGACTGATTTAAGTGGAAATAGTAGAACATTAACACTTTATAATGGTTATTCTTATAGTTCTAGTAACGAAGGTGTGATTAATTTTGATGGTGTTGGTGGAATGGGTATTTTCAGTGGAAGTGCCCCAGATTTTGCATGGTCACCAAATGGTGCTATAGGTCGTTCAACAATGACAATCGAAATGTGGGTAAAATCATCTGATACTAATGGTGTTTTTTTCACAAAACCTTGGAATGGTTCTGGACAATATAATATTTGGATATTCCCTGGTTCATTCTATTTATTCGCTGGTTCAACAGCTACTGATATTGGGTTTGCTAGAACACTATCTAACAATACATGGACGCACATTGTTTGTTGGGCAGATTCAACAAACATGGGTTACTATATAAATGGTGGTGAATTTAGTGGGTCAAGAAGTCACGGAATAACTGGCGATGCACCATCATCAGGAAACGCAAATGTTGGCGCTGGTGTTTTCACTTTATATCCTTATGGTTCTTGGGGTGGTAACACTGGTTTTAGTATTGATGGACAAATGGGTTTATGTAAAGTATATAACAGAGTTTTATCTGCTGATGAAGCAGGTCAAGCTTTTAGAACACAAAAAGCAAGATTCGGATTATAATGAGTTTAATAATAGGTGGAAATAGTATATCGTCATCAAGTGCCAATTCTGGGGCAGAAATTAAATCTTTTTATAATTTCCCTACAGATGGATTGGTATTGGACTTAAACGCAAATAACTATCAAGGTAGTTCATCTACTTGGTGTGATTCTGTTTATGGTATGTGTTTTAATAGTAGAAATAGTGGTGAACCATATACAACAACACCAACACCAAAAGTTTGGGTTAATAGTGTACCGGCAATAGCGTTTAATGGTCAAAGTTGGTGGGAAAGTGCGAATACCACACAAACAGATAGAGTTGACTTGAGAGGAGCATTCACGTTAGTTATGATATATTGGTTTCCTTCTAATAGTGCTAGACATAATTTATTTGAAAAAGCGGGAACGTCATATGCATCATATCAGCAAGAATTGGCAACAACTTGGGAGGTTGGTAACACCCTTTCTTATTATAGATCTGGTGGACAAGAAGGTACATATGATTATGCAAACACTAAAGCATATACAACAAATAGATGGACTTTTATAGCAATTAAAAGTAATGGTGCACATAATTCGGGATTTTATTATGACCAATCATCTGGTTGGGTATCTGATTATACTAGTAGAAGTGATACAAACATACTAAGGTCAAGTACGGTGAGAATAGGTAACGGATATACTGGAATAATGGAAGTAGGTTATTTACACTCTTGTATGGTATGGAACGTTGATTTGAATTCAACAAGAATAAACGAAGTCTATAATTATTATAGCAACCTATTTACATTAATGGGTACAACATTATTCGCATAAACTATGTCAATATTCATCGGCACATCACAGTTAGGTACAAGGTCTTTCGACTCATCTGGGACATCTAATTTTACATTATTATTAGATGGGTCAACAGCTGAAAAAGCGGCACCATCAGCAAACTATTTAAAGTTTAATGCTGGTATAACAACCAATGGAATTTACTGGTTGAATCCAGGTGGGTTAGGGGCAAATCAGTTTTATCTAAATTTTGATTTTGATTCAACAAGAGTATGGACTATGGTTATTGCTAATAGAATCAATACCAGCGGTATGAGTAATTTAACATTTGCAAATGCAACTGGTGCGGTTGTCAATAGCAGAGGAACATATGATGCTAATTTAAATTTTAATTTATGGGTTGGGCTAAATTATTGGCCATACTTAGGAAATACAATAAATCAATACGTTTCTACTTCAGCAACTGGGCTATCTGGTTCACACACTAAAAGATCAAGATGGAAGTATAGTGGATGGGCCAGTAATTATTCTTTTTTATACCCGAGATCAATAGTTAATGATGTTGGTGGATCAACACCAGGTTGGTACTCTTATCATGCAGTAAATCAGTATAGTTTATCAACATTTGATAATGCAAACGGAAATGGTTGTGGTTGTTCTGCACAATACATTAACAATCCATTTTGGTATGGATGTTGTTGGTCAGGAAATTATTTTGCTGGAGGTGGATATGCTGACGCTCCGTATTGGGATGGTTCAGGTGGTGATTATCATAACTATGGGGCAGCTTTTTTAGCATTTACAGACATTTAATATTTAATATTATGAATATAACAATAGAAAAAATATCAGACGAGAAATTTGAAATAACAATTAAAGATGGTGAAACAATTATTTTTAATGACGTTCGTTATCACAATTACATGGAAGAAATTGTAATGGATGGTGAAAAAATAAACGATACAATACAGCAACTATCATCATTATTTGGTGAACTAAATGTTGTCCAAAATGATTTTGTTCAATGAGAATAGAAGAAGGTGTTGATAAAGACAATATCCAATGTTGGTTTGTACTTGACGGGGCAGATTTAATTGGTATATTTTATACATTAGAAGAAGCCCAAAACAATTTAAACAATGAGTAGAAAGTTTATTAACATGTATCAAGATAATTCTAATTTTTCGGGATACTATATTGTCGAATATATTGATGAAAATGGTGACATTAAAAAAGATAGGTTTGATACAGATTTAGATGCGCAAGAATTTTATCTTGAGTTGATGCAGGAGAGAAATACTACACAATTCGAATAATTATTCTTAAATTATCCCTATGAATAACATAGGATTTGGTATATTTTGTTTTGGTGAGGAGTATTATTATAAAGGTACCAAAGAAAAAATCAAAGAATTATTGAATGTGGGTTTATCTGTTTATGTATTGACAGATAAACCTGAAGAATTTACAGGAGTGACTGTAATTCAATATGATAGACATTTAAAATCATATTCAGATAAGATGATATTACCAAAATACATCTTAAAAAATCATGACATCTGCATATTATTTGATGCAGACACACACGTCACAGATTATTCATTTTTAGAATTATTAAAAACATATAATTTCAAAAAAGGTATAACATATGTTGATACTCTATTGAACCATAAAGCAAAGAAAGAATTTGTAAAAGAATTGGTTAATGAAACCAATCCTGAATGGAAAACCTATGTTGATTATGCAACTATGTTATACCCACAATTTATTGAACATGAAACAATATGGGAATATTTCTTGGTAATCAATAAAGATGGGTTTAATAATGATTCGTTTTATCATTACTATGAGAAATTACAATTGGTTAAAGAATATTCTGACCTTCCATTGAAAAAAGAGGTAAATGGAGCGGGAGAAGGTATATCGATACAGATAAGTTGTAAATCTGCTAACATAGAATTACAAAGAGATATTGAATTGTATAAATTATTGGAAGGTAAGATGATAAGTATAAGTAGAAGACACACACCACAACATTTGTGGCCAAATTGGATGAAATGATAACGAATGATGATTTTATAAAAAAGAATATCACCAACAATGGTGATGAACCGGTACCATATCGTTGGACACACGGTGCAACCGATTTACACATGGGCGACGGACTTTTGGTATATTCTATCATCCAACACATGAGAGCTAAAATTTGCGTCTGTATTGGGTCAGGAGGAGGGTTTATACCAAGAATCATGACCCAAGCTAGAATTGATTTACATAAACAAAATATATTTGAAGGAAATGGAGACTATAATTGGGGTGACATTGGTACTAGCTACGTTGTTGACGCTTGCAATGGTATTGGCGGCCCAAACGATTTGGATAATGAAGAATCATTCTACCGGACAAATTTTTATCCGAGGTTTATTAAATCGACTTCTGTCGACGCGTATTATGATTTTTTTGTTAGACAAGATATTAAAATAGATGTACTATTCATTGATGGTGATCACTCATATGAAGGAGTTAAAACCGATTTTGAATTATATTCAAAGATAATGTCAGATAATGGTATAATCATTATACATGACACAGATGAAAACTATGAAGAAACGTTAATTGTTTCTGAAGATTCCAAAAAAGACCACTACCGATTTGACGGTCCATCAAAGTTCATTAAAGAACTTGAAAAAAATACCGATTATAATTTGATTAATTTACATAATTTTCGTATATTAATGGATAAACCATCTTCAAGCGGTATAACCATTATTAATAAGAAAAAATGATTAGGTCATTAACAGTTATAGGTCACGGAACAAATTTATTACCACATTTTATTGAACATTATAGTGCATATGTTGATGAGATTCAACTAGTTGTCTACGAAACTAATTTGTGCCCTAATTTAGGAAAAGAGGTGAATGAAATCACTGAAAACTACTCAAATGTTAAAATAATTAAGATAGTTAAAGACAGGGTATTTGATTGGCAAAAAGTCACAACACTTTATAACATGTATAAAGCCAAACATCCCAAAGATTGGTGGGTTATTGCTGATATTGATGAATTTCATTTATATCCATATGATGACATAAAAAAAACAATTAAAGATTGTAATGATAATGGTTGGGAAATTATTAGAGGAGGTTTTATAGATAGGATTGGTCCTAATGGTAGTTTCCCCACAATAGAAACGGACGTCAGTATATGGAAACAATTTCCAAATGCAGGTTTTTTTAGATATCCAATGAGTAAAGCATGCCCTAATAAAATTTCTTTAGTTAAAGGGAGTGTTGAGATAACATCTGGACAACACTATGCTAAAATAGATGGGCAAACAACTTGGAAATGGCAAGGTTGGAATCATCCATTAATTGCACCATTCCATGATTATTCTGTACAGGTACATCATTTTAAATGGGATTCTACAAGTATAGATAGAGTTAAGGAAGTTGCACAAATAAAACAAGAATATGCATATTCTAGTGAATATGAATTAATGTTTAAATCTTTGTTTAAATCCAAATTTAAAATAGATTTAAATGGGGATGATTATATGTTTGAATTAGGATTAACTAAACCCGAATATAACCAATATAAAAATTGGAAAAATTTATTTAATAAAATCGTAACAATATGACAGAAGAACAACAAATTTTAGAAACAAGAAAAGTTAAGGCATTAGAAAAAATTGCCAACTCATTAGATGCCCTGACCATTTGGTTTGAAGAAATCGATAAACAAGAATGGAGCGATAGAATACAATACTATCTATCGGAATGGCACAATACAACAAAACCAAAAGATCCAACAATAAATGGATAACCATAAATTAGGTGTTATTGTTCCACATCGAAATAGAGAAAATCAATTAAATGTATTTTTATTTGAAATTAAATCTTATCTCGATTTAGCCAAGATTGATTACGAAATAATTGTAGTCAATCAAGACAATGCAAAACAATTTAATCGAGGAATGCTTCTAAACATTGGATTTAAAGAGGCAAAAAAATTAAAATGTGACTATGTTGTATTTCATGATGTGGACATGATACCAATTAAGGTTGATTACTCATATTCAGATATTCCATTACATCTGGCCACTAATTTTGAATTAAATGAGGGTGAGAAAGAAAGAGAAATATTCGATCAATATTTTGGTGGAGTTACGATGTTTCCTATTGAATCCTTTATTCAAATTGATGGTTATTCTAACAAGTATTGGGCTTGGGGTTATGAAGATACGGACTTACTATATAGATGTGTTAAAAAAGGAATTGAATTGGATACTTTACGTTTAAAGAACTATGGTAGAAAAGGTAAAACATTAAAGTTTAATGGTGTTGATGCTTACGTTGAATGTGAGAACGTTATTGATTTAAATCAAAATGCAACTTTCTTCATTTCATTTTGCCCTGATAAATTATTTTTAAATCACGAAAAGGAATCCGATGAGTTTACTACTTTTAGTATTCCTGGTTGGGATTTTGCGGTGTGTTATAATTCTTTCTCAAGATATAATTTCTGTACATTCGATGCCTTACATAATTCATTATATGTTAACTCCAATATCAAACCAAATTATATAACAAATATGGTTGTGGTTTTAGATAGAATGAATAATAACATCAAAGTATATCAAGACGGTCACTTCATTGGTGAGACTCCAACATTCAGAAAATTACACTTCTATAAAAAAGAAAAGAATTTTTATTTAGGTGTGGGAAGACCAGATAGAGAAATCATACCCAATTTTTTTAGAGGAACCATAGACAGTTTTGCATATTATGATGAAATTCTAAATGAAGATGAAATTAAGGAAATATCATATAATCAAACAGAGTTATTAACTAAAAATTTTGGTAACTACAAATCATCCTCATCATTAGTGACATACTATGATGCCAATTTTATAGAAAACTATAAGTTAAAGGATTTGAAAGGTGATAATAATGGTAAAATAAAGAAATGTGAAATTATAGATGTTGAATTTGATGAGTATACCGAAATTAAAATACCACATAGAAGACAATGTACATTTAAGTCACTACCTCACGAAGAGAATGGTTTTTTAGGTAATAAATGGAAAGACCAAGCAACTAGGTGGAATCAATTACGATTTCATAATGAGGTCTCACTTAATGATGAGTTATTAAACAATGACGGGTTAACAACATTAACATTTCATGTACACGGTAAACACCAAGAAAATAAAGTAACACAAATTAATGTAGGATTATGAGTCATAAATTAGGTATATGTGTACCATACAGAAACAGAAAAGAACATGTAGAGAGGTTAATACCACATCTATCAAAACATTTAAATGAAAAGGGTATTGAACATACATTTTATGTAGGACATCAAGTGGATGATAAATTATTTAACAGAGGTGCGATGAAGAACATTGCTGCTCATTATGCCTTTGAAGATGGGTGTGATTACATTGCTTGGCACGATGTCGATATGTTGGCTCACGAAGAGTGTGATTACTCATACCCAACAGATAATCCATTACACATTGCAACTAAGTTATCTAAATATAACTATGGGTTAGGTTATGATCAATACTTCGGAGGTGTTGTTCTTTTTACTAAAGAACAAGCATATAAAACCAACGGATATTCCAACGATTATTGGGATTGGGGTCAAGAAGATGACGATTTATTTTGGAGATGTTATTTTGAAGGGTTAACAACGGGAAGAGTTATAAAAACAGAAAAGAATAAATTAATTGCTAATTTTAATGGAAACGATTCTGCATTATGTATTCCAACAAATAGAGAAATTAGTTCTTGTTTACATAATGACCACACAATAACAATTACATTCAATGCTGACCAACAAGAAGATAAGGTACCAATTTGGTTAGTGGGAGATAAAAATAAACGGTTCATCGAATATCCTCTATTAAGAAAGGATGGTAGTTGGACGTGGGGATTATCTTTTAACAATTCAAGAGCGGTTACTATGAATGTTTTTGATAGAACAAACATGAGACATTACAATTGGGCAAAAAGATTTGAGGGTATGTGGACACAAATCACATTAAGTCATAACTCAGAAGAAAAACAAATTTACTTTTACGTTAATGATGAATTGATATCTCAAATGGACGGAATGAAACAAAATATACCATTCCCAATTAGAGAAAACTTAAGATTACACGATGCGGTTAAACCGTTTTTATTGGGGTTTTGTTCACATACTAATACAAGTTTTAAGGGTAAAATATCCGATTTTAAAATCTATAATAAGTTTTTTAATAATATAAGTGAGACTTATGAAAACACCGAAAATCTTATTTTAGATATGGACATGAATAGTGAAGATATAATTAGACAAAATGTTAACCTATCAATTGAAGATATTGAAATAATTGAAAATATTATTCCACACAGAAAAGAGGGTAGATTCTATTGTTTACCACATATCGACGAGGGATTCATAAACGGTGGATGGGCTAAAGGTGAAACAACAGCAAGGAACGAAAAGAGATTTGTTACAGAAATGCAACAAGGAAAAATTAATTATAGAGAGGATGGACTGAATAAAATATTAGAGGTATTAGAGGTTGATAATATTGATAAGGATTCATATCCGAACACACACATCATTAATTGTAAAACTAAGTAAGATATATGAATACATTATATACATTTGGATGTAGTTTTACCGCTTACTATAATAATCATGAAAACTATATTAAATACAAAAAATATAAGCAAGGTAAATTCCCAAGTCATTGGACTGAATTATTATCAAATAAGTTAAAATTAAAATTGAAGAATTTTGGATATTCAGGAATGGGGAATGACCAAATATTTCAATTGATTGCAAATAATTCTAATTCTTATGTACCTGATGATATAATAGTTGTGGGTTGGTCTTTTACAAATAGATTTAAATGGGCAAATGATAATTTAAATGTGTGGGAAAGGATTGGTCCCGGATTTAAAGATAATAGTATGTTTATATCCGAATCAACAAAAAATGAAATAATGGTTAATAGAAGTAGTCCATTGTATATTAATGATATTAGAAATTATGAAAAATTATTGGACTTATTTGCAAATAAATCTCAAATCAAAATATACTATTGGTCATTTGATTCAAATGTAATAAATAATAAGACAGAAAAAAATAATAATTTTATTTTATATTCACAATTAAAGGATAACAATAGTCTTAAGGATTACATATTTGAATGTGGAGGTGATGATATTACAATGGAAACTAATTCAGAAATTAACGACCATCACTTAGGCGAAAATGGTCATAAAATACAAAGCGAATTATTTTATGATTATATTACTAATAAACAAAAATTAATATAAAAATGAAATGAAAGATAAAATTGTAATAGCGACCATATCATCAAACAGTCAATATTATTATGTGTGTGATAAAAATTTTTTTTTAAACGATTTAATAATTTTAAATAATAACAACCCAAAACTTACGGGTAAAATAATATAATATGCTAAACGAAGTATTTGATAAAACCAAAAACAAATTAAACGAGGTGGGATGTGGAATGTGTCTCGCAAAATGGACACAAGTAACCTTACATCTCCAAATGGGACACACACATTCTTGTCACCATCCAAGTTCACATTTTATTCCATTATCGGAGTTAAAAAATAACCCATCCGCACTTCATAACACATTATTTAAAAAACAACAAAGAAAAACAATGTTGGATGGAGGTAGACCTCAAGAATGTGATTATTGTTGGAACATTGAGGATTCTTCAAACGCGTTTTCAGATAGAATTTATAAGTCATCAGAACCTTGGTCGGCACCATATTTAGATGAAATTAAATCATTGGGATGGAGAGAAAACTATAACCCCAAATATGTGGAGGTTGCATTTAGTAATCATTGTAATTTTAAATGTTCATATTGTGGACCATCATACTCTTCTCAATGGGTACAAGAAATTGACCAATTTGGACCATATAAGACATCAACGTTATTTAATAACTATGATTATCTAAAAAACACAAATAGAATGCCAATCCCACATAGTCAAGAAAATCCATATGTGGATGCTTTTTGGAAATGGTGGCCCGACTTATATAGAGATTTACATACATTTAGGATTACCGGCGGAGAACCTTTACTAAGTAAAGACACATTTAAAGTTTTAGATTATATCTTAGAACAAGAGGAACCAAATAAAAATTTAAACTTATCACTAAACACTAATTTAGGAATACCAGATAAATTATTTAATAATTTTTTAGAAAAAATAAAAAGAATTATTGATGAGGACCGAGTAAAGGATGTCATTTTATTTACAAGTGCAGATACATGGGGTCCTCAAGCGGAATATATTCGTAATGGTTTGGTGTTTAATCAATGGTGGGATAGAATTAATATTTTATTAAAAGAAATTGAACCCTTAACCATTATCATTATGTCAACGTACAACGCATTATCGGTTCCAAATTATAAAGAGCTAATCAAAAATGTTGTAAAATTAAAAGAAGAATATCATAATCCATATCGATATTATGGATCTTCGATTATGTTGGATTCTTCGTATCTAAGATGGCCACAACACCAAACGGTTAAAATATTGGGAAGTGAATGGAACCATGTTGTTAAAGAACAGGCTCAATTAATGGATTTTTATGAACAAACAAGAGTTGGTTTAGATGGATTTGGATTTACTGATATCGAAATCAATAAAGTTAATAGAATATATGATTGGATGTTAAACGATGAAAACGATAATAATCTATTGAATAATAGGAAAGATTTCCGTATATTCGTTGATGAACACGATAAGAGAAGAGGAACCAACTTCATAAAAACATTTCCCGAATTTGAGGAATTTTATAATAAAATAAAATAATGATTTTTAATAAAAGAGCGTATTTTATACCAGAACAAACAAAGAATCAAACAAATACAAAAACGTTTGATAGTCTTGAAAATGAATTCTCATTTTATGCCGAATTCAAGTTAGATAAATTTGAAGAAGAGGAATCACTTATTATTGGTAGGTTAGGTCATCATATGGGAATTTTTGTTCAAAAACCAAACGTAGTTAAATTTACTTGGTATACTGAACCTGACGTTTATAATGATATTTGGGTACCTGTTGATGATATACATAAACAAATGAAAATCCTCGTTTCTGTGTCTGATGTTGTTAAGTTATATGTAGATGGAGAACTAAAAGGGGAGAAAACAAAGGGTAATTTAAAATCATATAAGAATAAGAACATATACATCGGATCAATAAGTCCATATGGTGAAAGTAATCCGTGTTGGTTTAACGGTGAAATAAATAAAGTTTGCGTGTTTGATAAATCAATAGAAAACTTTGATGAAAATTCAAAAAGTTTATTTTTAAATTTTGATTTTAATAATAATTCAAAGTTTAAAACATTTGATTTAAGTAACAATGGTAATCATGGAATTTATGTTGAGAATCCAGAATATGTTGCACATTCAATAAATGAATTTAATAAAATAGCTCCAGGAGCTAGAATTATATAATATGGGAATATTCGCTAAAAAAGGAGATGAAACCTATCAACAATACAGAGATAGGGCAATTAATTCTGTATCTCCAGCATTTTGTGGTGCTAAATGGTATAATGCAACTATTTGGTTGGGTAATGGGACGACAGCTAGTTGTCATCATCCACCGGCACATAAAATTCCATTGGAGGAAGTAGCAACAAGTTACAAAGCACTTCATAACACAAGTTATAAGAAACTAATACGTAAGCAGATGCTTGAGGGTGAAAGACCTAAAGAGTGTGAATATTGTTGGAAAATTGAAGATTTGGGTTCTGATAAAGTTTCTGATAGAGTTTATAAATCAGTAATATATACAGATCAAGAATTAAAAGATGCAAAATCTAAGTTTGGGTGGGAAGAAGATGTTGATTTAAAAACATTAGAAATTGCTTTCGACCCAAATTGTAATTTTGGTTGTTCATATTGTAATGCATCATTTTCAACAACATGGCAAAATGATATAAAGAAAAATGGACCATACCAAAACTTAGTAAGTGATGGTGCCGCAGCATTCCAACACGATGGTGGTCATTCTATGCCTTATGGTAAAAAGAACGAAGGGAATCCATATGTTGAAGCGTTTTGGAAATGGTGGGAAGGTGAATTACAACATAGTTTACGTGAATTACGTGTAACAGGCGGAGAACCAACAATGTCACAAGATTTTTGGAAATTAATGAAGTGGTGGGAAACACATAAAGAATGTGAAGTTGAATTTGCTGTAAACTCTAATTTAGGACAAAAGGACGAATTATTGAATGAGTTGATTAAATCAAGTCACAATATTAAGTCGTTTCATTTATATACTTCATGTGAAGCAACTGGATTACAGGCGGAATATATTCGATACAATTTAGTTTGGGAAAAATGGTTATCAAACATGTATAGAGTTTGCGAAGAGGGTAATATTAAATCTTTAAATGTAATGATGACAATAAATGCGTTATGTTTATTTTCATTAACAGAATTCATGGACGAAGTTATTAAAATGAAACAAAAATTCGGGGACCATTTCCCAATATGTTCATTTAACATATTACGTTTTCCAAGTTTTCAATCTATTGTTACATTACCTCACGATATCAGAATGGAGAGAGCTTCTCATATTGAAAAATGGTTGGAGAATAACGTAAAGAATTTATTGGAAATGGAAAGAGATGGAATTTTAAGACTAATCACATATATTAGAGAAATAGAAACAGGACATAGTCATACATCGTCAATTGAAACAAGAGAAAGGGATTGGAAATCATTCTATATGCAATATGATATTAGAAGAAATAAAGATTTTATTGCTGCTTTCCCAATGTTAAAAGAATGGTGGGATACCATTCCCGAAACTAAATTAGAACCGATTATTTTAGGTACCGTTGATGGAGACGATGCAAAATCTAATAGATACGTTAACGAAGTGTTAGAGACCGCCAAAAAAGAAGGTTGGGTTCTTAATCCACAAAATGCCAATCCAGGATCACAAGAGTATGTTGAGTTAGATATCCAAGACGAGATGTTAAATTTTATTAAAAATGAAGAATAAAAAAGTATTACTAACTTGTGGGGATAGTTTTACATTCGGCAGTGAAATTGTAAATCCAGAATTTTTATTAGAACCAACTGTACCTAATAAACAGGTTCAATATAATGGGAAAATAAAACACTGTTATGATACCAAAAATGACGATTATAGGTTGCAAAGAATATGGCCAACATATTTGGGTGAGATGTTGGGTGTAGGTAAAGTTATTAACATTGCTAAACCAGCAGTCGGTAATAGATGGATTAAAAATACAACAATCGGTTGGTTATTGGAAAATTATATTTCACAAAAAAAATCAACTGAGGAATTGTTATTAATAGTTGGTTGGACTACCACTGTTAGAAGAGAGTTTTTTTTTAATGAAGACAATAAGATTATTGAGGCAACATTAAACTCACATGGTGATTTTAATTTGCAAAGTAAAAACCTTCAAAATTTTTTTAAGGAGTATCTATTGAGTATACATAATGAATACGAAGGTGTGTATGATTTTATCAATTTAAATTTTGAGTTAATCGAATTTTGTGAAAAATACAAAATAAAATATCTTTGTTTCAATGCACTACCAAATGACCATATTCTAAAAAAGGTAGAGACTTATTTTGAAGATTTAAATATTGATGAATATATTAATAAATTTAATTATATTAATCCACTATGGGGTAGAAATTTACAAAATGAATGTAAAATAAAATGGGATATGGTAACAAAATCAACATTTTTATTTAAAGATGAGAGATTAAATTCTTTTAGAAATTATATTATGAAATTACCATTACAAGATAGACTTTTTGGTACTCACCCTTCCCCCAAATCACATAAAGTTTGGGCAGACTTACTATATGGATGGATTGTTAACAATAAAGTTGAGTTTAAAGATATATTTAAAAAATTAGTATAATGAGAATCGCTGTTTGTTTTTCTGGCCAAATGAGAACCGCATTAGAAGCTCATACATCTATTATGCGATTTTTAGGTAATCAATTACCCAATGTGGATTTTTTCTTCCACACATGGGACATTAAATCAGAAAAAAAACTATTTGGTGATTTAAGAGATGAAACGCATTATACCGACCAACAGTATGAATCTATAAATAAATTATTAAAAATTGTTAAAGTATATGAACCTAAAAAGTATGTGGTTGAAAATTTCAGCAGTTTTAAAAACGAAAAAAATAATCCAGCATTATGGTATTCTTGGTATAAATCTTTAAAGTTAGTTAGAGATTTTGAAAAAGAAAATGGGTTTAAATATGATGTAGTTATTAAAATGAGGTTTGATGTAATTTATAAACCTGATATGGTTTTAGATGATTTATTTGTAAAATATTTAAGTAGAATCGAAAGCGGAGAGTTTTTTGCTGACTCAATATGGAAATTAGATGAAGAAATAAATCAAGATATGATACATGATGTTTTTTATATTCATAACTCCAAAATCATTGATAAATTAAATCTTTTTTATACCTATCATATTTCGAAAATAACAGAAGAAGAAAATTACCATAGAATTTTTGGAACATTTTTAAAAAATCAAGGAATACCTTTTGATGAATGCTTGCCTGAAAAAGATAAAATTTGGTCTCCATTACGAGAAATGTCATTAAATTTTTTTGATGCTAATAGTGATTTCAATAAAATAGTGGAATGTAATAGAATTTTATATAACCACGACTACCAATATTTAGAAGATGTTCGTCATATTGACTATGATACTTTACATATGTTAAAAGAATACACATTAAAACATATGAATTTCGCACCTAACGTTCTCGGTAATCTTAAACCATTGAAAATAGCCATTTGTATGAGTGGACAAATTAGAACATGGGATAAGTGTTATCAGAATGTGTTTAAAATAATAAAAAAATTAAAAAGAACTGGATCAAATATTGATTTTTTCTGTCATAGTTGGGATTTTGATAGTAATTCACATCCAATTTTAGTTAATACTGGTAAAGATAAAATAATTCCATACGATGTGAAGATACTTAATCAAATATTATCAATCTATGAACCTAAAGACCATTTGTTTGAAAATTATGAAAAAAATAAACAAGTGGTTGAATCCATTAAAAAAGAGGGTTATAAGTATAAAAATAAAACACCAATAACTTGGAGCTCTCAACAATTTTATTCGTTAATGCGGGCTGCTGAAATGAAAAGAAAATATGAAATTGATAATGGATTTGAATATGATGTTTGTATTAGATTGAGATATGACCAATATATACAAGAAACCGATATTGATTATATTATTAGTATGATTTTAAATGTGAAACCAAATTGTGTTTTAACTATGCACAATCGGCCACATACAACGTATCCTTTTACAGTCTATGGGGATGTTTTTTGGATTTGTAATTCTTTAACTTATGATAAAATCGCATCTTTTTACCGAGCGTTACCAACCATTGATAGTAACCTGTTTACCGAAGGTATGGATACGCCTCCTGAAAATGTTTTAACTCATTATATTAACGATTTAAATATTAAAAACAAAGAAATGTTCATTGATTCGAGAATATGTAAAACTAAAGATTCTATTCAAAAGAAATTAGACTTAGGGTTACCGGGATTGGGTAATAATGAAATTTTTTATGAAGATATTATTAATGATAACCAAATTAAATGCAAAATAATATGAAAAATTTATGGACATTTGGATGTTCATTCACACATGGTGACGGGACATTGGTAGATGATTTATATAGACAAAAATATAAAATTAGTGAAGATGACTTACCATGGACCCAACTACTATCCAATGAGTTAAATTTAAATTTAATTAATAAAGGGTTAGGTGGATTGTCTAACGAATCTATTTTAGATTTACTAATTAATAATTGGGATTTTATTAATGCAGATGATATTGTGATTATTGGTAAAACATGGTCACATAGGTTTGACTTTCCTAAAAAAATTGGAAGTATTGAACCACAATCAATCGTATACCGAGGTGGAGAAAGTGATGTTAAAAAGTGGTTTGATGATTTAACAGTTGGAATTTTTAGCTATACTCAAATAGAATGTATAAAAACATTTTCTGTAGAATTTGCAACACAACCATTATATTCTAATAGACATGATAATCGTTTTAATTTTATTAAAAATAGATTAATAAAAGATAAAAAAGTTAAAATTTGTTATATATGGGATGTTGAAAAATTATGGAATAAATATGATTTGATTGTTAATGCAACTAATAATGAAATAATAGACCATCATTGGTCATATAAAGGACATAATAATTTTTTTAAAGATATCTTAAACATAATACAAACACCAAAATTAATATGAAATTAGCGGTACTTGTTTATGGTATGTATAGGGAATTTGACATTGCGGTTAAATCATGGGATTTTTTAAACCACATAGATTCCGACGTGTATTTCTCAACGTGGGATAAATCAGTACAAAAAAATAATAGATTAAATATAACCATAGACGAAGAGGTAAGTGAAGAAAGAATAAAAAAACATATACCAAATGCCGTCACCTCTGTTCAATCCGAAGATGGGTTTATGGACCTAACAAACCCACAAAAGTTAATTTATCATTGGAAGAACTGTTTAAAAATGGTAAAAGAAAGCGGTAAGGAATATGATTTGATAATGATAACTAGACCAGACACCTATAAAGTAATAAGTGAACCACATCATAGAATTTTTAATTACAATAAACCAAATACCGTATATGGTTTGGAAAAAATAAAATTCAATAACGACGAACCATTCATACAAGATATCTTTTTTATTGGTAACTTTAATATAATGTCAAATCTTATTGAAACAATCCCAACTAACATCACATCAATACACCAAGATTTGTCTAAACACATTTTAAATTTGGGTTATGTTGTTAATACTGTTGAACATATGTATATGGCAACAACCAGAGCAAATGTTAGGGGAATGAAGGAACTAAACATAAAAAATGTTTTTGAGAAGACCATGGAATGGGGGGATAATCAAGAACAATATAAAAATTAAACATGAAAACAATTTTTAAACCTTGGGGTAAAGAAGAGTGGTTGGAGTTAAATGAAGTTTATTGTTATAAAAGAATTTATATCAATGCTGGTTATAAAACATCTTACCAATATCATAACTTTAAAAGAGAAACAAATTATATCATCTCAGGACAGGCTGAAATATGGTTAGAGAATGAGGAAGGTGTGGTAGAGAAAAAGATAATGGGTCCCGGTGAATTCTATAACGTAAGACCACCCAAGAAACACAGGGTTATAGCACTTACTGATTTAATTATGCAAGAAGTGTCAACCCCTGAGGTTGATGACGTAATTAGAATTGAGGACGACACTAATCGTGCCGATGGTAAGATTGAGGGTGAACATAAGAATCCTGCGGTTTTAATTACCTGTGCTGGATTAGGTAGTAGATTAAAGAAGTTAACAAAAGACATTAATAAAACTCTATTACCGATTAATAATAAAGCAATCATATCACATATAATTGATATGTTCCCACCCACATATGATTTTGTAATTGCGTTGGGGTATCAAGGAAATTCTATTAAAGATTATTGTAAAATCACACACCCCAATCACAAATTTACATTTGTTGAAGTTGATAAATATGAAGGTGAAGGTACGGGTCCTGGATATAGTACACTACAATGTAAAGAACATCTTCAAAAACCATTTTACTTTATTATGGGTGACTGTTTGATTGATTCACCATTACCTTATATTGATGGAAATTGGTTGGGAGTACAACCAACGTCGTTTCCAGAAAAATACTCAACCATATCTGTTGATAACAATGACAATATACTATCATTAGTTAATAAGAACGAAAACGGTAACGATTTAGCGTTTATTGGTTTAGGTGGGATTTTTAATTACGAAACATTTTGGAGTGAGTTGGAGAAGAACATTAAAGACGGTGAATTGGTTTGTGCATTTGAAAATCCAAAAATATTCCCAACACTAAAAATAAAAAAATTAAAATGGCTGGATACAGGTAATTTAGATGATTTAGAAAGGGCTAAGGAACATTTTAAAGATAACCCATTATCGTTAAAAAAAGACACAAGTGAAATAACATATAAAGATAATAACGTATTTTTAAAGTTCACCCCAAACAAAAAATCATTAAACAATAGGATCATTAGGGCAAAACATTTGGAGGGATTGATACCCTTAGGATTTGGACACAGTGACAGTTTTATGTACTATGATTGGAACGAAGGTAAACCACCATACGAATTAGATAATTTAGATGTTTATACATCCTTTTTAAACGTTTTTAAAGAACAATTAAAAACAACCGTTACAAATTCGGAATCAGATTTACATACGTTTTATGAACTAAAAACAAATGATAGGATGAATATGTTTTTAGGTAAATACGGTAATGATTATTACAACTTAGAACATGAGATAAACGGAGTTAAAAGAACGGCAATGAAAACAATCCTTGATAAGTTTGACTTTACTAAGTTCAATAAAAACCCATTTTACACAAAATTTCATGGTGATCTTCATTTTGATAATATGATTTATAATGAAAATGAAAATAAATACTATTACATAGATTGGAGGGATTCTTTCGGTGATTCTGTCGATTCTGGTGACATTTATTATGATTTATCTAAAATGTATGGTGGGTTATTAATACCATATGATTTAATGAGAGACGAAGATAAAATAACATATAACGAAGGTTCATATTCTATTAATTTTTCATACCCAATTTCAGAAAATTTAATTAAATTTAAGAATGTTTATGAAAATTGGATTTTACAAAATGGGTATGATTTAGATTTAATTAAACAAATAACAGGATTAATATATCTAAACATGTCACCACTTCACGATGGTAAATTTGGTAAAATGTTATGGTTTAAATCAATTGAAATGTTAGAAAATGAATGAGACGTTATGGACATATGGTTGTAGTTGGACTAATTGGGATGAACTATTAGAAAAACATAAGGATTTTAAATTTTGGCCCAATATAGTTGCAAATAATTTTAATTATAATTTGATAAATCGTGGAGAAGGGGGAATATCAATAAATCAATCATTTGTAAAACTATTAAAAGATTTACCACTGATAAAAAAAAATGATATTATTATATTTGAATTCACATACCCCAATCGATATCATTTAAATTATATAATTGAAAATAACCCATTAAAATCTTGGGATTGTAATATTGCATGTGATTATAATAAAGGGGTTGTTAGCAAATTTGATGTACACACCATTGATTATTTTAAAAGTGAAAAATTTTATAGTGAAGAAAAAATATTAAATTATTTAGATTTCGTCACCGATTTTAATGATGAATTATTATTAAATGATTTTTTTACCGCTATTAATGTTTTTGATTATATTGAAAATACAATAGGAGCTAAAGTAAAATATTGGTTTTTAAAAATTTTTAATACTGAAACTACCGAATCAAAAATGGAAAAATTAACATATAGTGTGTGGAATAAAGATAGAATAATATCATTTCCTAATGGGGATAAGAATATTGATGCTACAGACTTTATAACAAAAATGAAACTTTTATTTAATGATGATAATGATATAAATTTAAAATGGGTAGATAACGATTACCACCCAAATCAACTAGGACATTATACAATTGCAAATCATGTGATTAGTTCACTAAATAACAACGAAAAAACTATATGATAAATAAAGATACCAAATTATATGGTTCATTTTCAGATAATCCAGGTAACAACGGGTGTGTTTTTTTTAATGACGCATTTAAAAAACACAACATTAATTCGATATATAAATCGTTTTATTCAAATGATATTGAAAAGACAATCCAATCGGTTAAACACTTAAGGTTTTCTGGTTTTGCTCTGAGTATGCCGTTAAAAATATCAGTATACGATTATTTAGATGAGTATGACGAATCAGTAATTAATATAGGTTCATGTAACACCGTAATCATAGAAAATGAAAAATTATACGGATATAATACCGATTGGATTGGTGTTTATAAATTCTTTGAAAATCAAGACTTAAAACACGTCAACATAATTGGTACAGGAGGGTTTGCAAAATCCATTATGTATGCATTTTCAAAACTAAACATTAACTTTTCAATAATATCAAGGAAAGACATACCCACTATTGATGATGTTGAAAATCAATATTTTATAAATGCAACACCAACAGAAATAGAATCTAATAAAAACACCATAATTGACGGTAGGCCATCAACTAAAGATGGAAAAACTATTTTTACCCATCAAGCAAAAGAACAATTTAAATTGTATACAGGAATAGATTATGTGTAAAGTTAGATATTTTATATGCCCCATGTCAAAAAACATAGTAGATAGTGTTATTGAAATGAATTCACCATTGATTGGTCTTTTACCTAGTCGAAGACAGGTTGAGTTTAATGGCGGGTATGTGAATAATTGGACAACTGAAGAATTTGTTAATTACATTAAAAATAAATCAAATATAGTTGTCGAAAGAGACCACGCTGGAATTGGACAGGGAGACGAGAATGAATATGATTCATATAAAATAGATTCTATGTTTATGGATATTATCCACATAGACCCATGGAAAAAATACTCTTTTTTTGAAGATGGTTTGTTAGAAACAATTAAAAATATTAATTACATATCAAATATAAATCCAAAAGTAAAATTTGAAATTGGAACCGAGGAATCAATTAGAAAATTTAATTTTAAAGAAATTGTTGAATTAATACAAGAATTAAAGATGGAATTAAATTTGAATCAATTTGAAAATATACAATACATTTGTATTCAATCGGGAGTTGGATTAGATTTAATTAATAGGAAAAACACGGGAACATTTAACTTAGAAACATTAAGATTAATGATCGAAATATGTAGAAAGTTTAAAAAACAATCTAAGGAACATAATGGGGATTATCTTAGTAAAGAGGACATTCAAATTAGATTTGATAACGGATTAGATGCATTAAACATCGGTCCAGAAATTGCTCAAATAGAAACCGAAGTATATTTGAAACATATGAATGAAATTCAAATAAATGAGTTCTATCAAACATGTTTAGATTCAAAAAAATGGGTAAAATGGGTTAATGATAATTTTGATGTTACAGATAAAGAAAAATTAATAATGGTATGTGGACATTATAATTTTAATAATTTACCGAATATTAAGATAGATAATGAAATGGTTAAAGAAACCATAAAAAATAAACTAACAAATTTAATTAGTTACGTATAATGAAAAAATTGTGGTTTTTTGGTGATTCATTTACAGACAATGATTTTAATAGGTTAAAGTTTAGAAAAGAGTACGACGACTATATAGTGAAATAGGGAATCATTTAATATCGGATTTATTATTTCACGAATTAAATAAACAATAATATGATATACGCATTTGATTTAGATGACACCCTTTGTACAAGAAGTCCTGATTTAGAATATTTGGGTCCTGACAAATATAAACACTGTTCACCAGTTGATAGGATGATTAAAAAGGTTAATAGATTATATGACGAAGGTCACACTATTTATATCTATACCGCGAGGGGAATGGGACAGTTTAATGGGGATTTGGTTAAGGTATATAATAATCTATATGTTTTGACGTTAGATAGTTTAAAGGAATGGGGGATTAAACACCATGGTTTAATTATGGGTAAACTTCATTATGATTTACTAATTGACGATAAATCTATAGGAAAATCGGAATTTGACCGATTTATAAATGAAGAATAGTTATGTACATTATTGGAATATCCGCATACTATCACGATTCATCCGTTTGTTTATTTAGAAACGGACAATTAGTATACGCTTGTGAAGAAGAAAAATTCACAGGGATAAAACATGACAGTTCATTCCCAATTAATTCATTAAATTACATATATAAACAATATAAATTAACCAAGGATAAAGTTGAGGCTGTATGTTATTATGAAAACCCAAAATTAAAATTAAAAAGGGTTATTGATAATACAAAAGGTCAGTTACTTACTAATTCAATATATTGTATTAAATCATATTTTAATATTAAAAAAAATATATGGAATTTAAATAAATTGTTACCAAAATATGGTAACAAGGTATTTTACTCTAACCATCACGACTCTCACCTCTACTATTCTTTTTTTAGTTCTAATTTCGATAATGGTATTTGTTTATCAATAGACGGTGTTGGTGAATATGAAACAATGACCATGGCGTTAGCAGATAAAAAGGGTATAAGTAAAATATCAATGGCGGAATATCCCCACTCTATCGGTTTATTTTATTCCGCAATGACATCATTCTTAGGGTTTAGACCAAATGAGGGGGAATATAAGGTAATGGGATTGGCACCTTATGGTAATCCAGATGTGTATATTGACAAAGTTAGAGAATTGATTAAGTATAAGAATAGTAAACTAACTTGTAACATGGATGTGTTTACATGGAATACATCAAATAAGTTAATGTTTAATGAGAAGTTAATTGAGTTATTAGGAATAGAACCAAGGGTTCCTGAAGGGGGTATAGAACCTCATTATAAAGACTTGGCAGCTTCGGTACAGAAAAGATATGAGGAAATACTTTTTGAGGTCTTAAAATCAATTTATATGATAAATGACAATCGAAATTTATCATTAGGGGGTGGTTGTGCATATAACGGAACGGCTAACGGTAAAATAGTTAGAAACAGTCACTTCAATAATTTATGGATACCACCAGCACCATCTGATGCGGGATCTGCAATTGGTGCTTGTGTTAATTATTTGGTAAATAATAATAAATTAAACGGTAGAATTAATAAGAATCCTTTTATCGGTCCATATTTTTATGAGAACCAAATACTTTCGGCCATCAAAGGTAAACGGTATTTTAAAATTAACTCCACCGAAACAATGGTGAGAAATGTTGCAAAAAAATTAAACGAGGGTAAAATCGTTGGGTGGTATCAAGGACCTTGTGAATTTGGTTCTAGAGCTTTAGGTCATAGGTCTATTTTAGCTAACCCAACAATTGTTGGTATGAAGGATAAGATTAATAAAACCGTAAAGAAACGAGAAGAATTTAGACCATTCGCACCAATGGTTATTAAAGACAAACAACACATATACTTCAATTTAACTGATGATGTTCCATACATGAACCAAGTGGTTACTGTTAAAGATGAGTACTTGGATAAATTACCCGCAGTTACACATGTTGACGGAACCGCAAGAATACAAACAGTTTATAAACATACGATGATGTATAATTTATTAGTTGAGTTTGAGAAACTTAGCGGTTATCCAATATTATTGAATACGTCATTTAATGTAAAAGATAAAACAATGGTATTAACACCAAAAGATGCGGTTGATACATTTAATAATACGGATATTGATTTGTTAATAATAGACAATTACTTAATTTATAAATAATATGAAGAAGATATATAAATGGATTTTAGAAAAAATAGAAGATTATAAACGTAAAAAACGTTTTAAAAAAAAATTAGAAGAATTACGTAAAAAAGACCCGTTTATTTACAATCATTAATATGATAAAAATTATTTAAATATATTTGATATTTTCAAATATATTGAGTATATTAATGGTAATATGATATATTGGTTAACAGGACAGCCCGGTGCAGGTAAAACAACCCTAGCGAAATACTTGGTGGAATATTTCCCTAAAGATGAGGTTATTCACATCGATGGGGATGACCTAAGAGACATCTTTAAGAATAAAGACTATTCCATCACAGGAAGAAGATTAAACATTCAAAGAGCACAATATATTGCACAATTTATGCATAGTAAGGGTCACAATGTTATTGTATCCTTAGTTTCACCATATAGAGACCAAAGAGAATCGTTTAAGTTCAGCACATCAGTTGTTGAGATTTATGTTCACACTACAGAGGATAGGGGTAGGAATGAATTCCACGTTGAGGAATATGAACCCCCATTAGAAAATTTTATAGATATAGACACAACAATAAAAAACGAAACGGATTCATATTATGAACTGTTAAAAAAATTATCATTATGAGTAAGAAATATGCAATGTACATCGGTAGGTGGCAAAATTGGCACAAAGGTCACGAATGGTTGATTCGCCAACAAATGGACCAAGATAAGAACGTATGGGTGGCTATTAGAGATGTTGAAGTTGATGAGAACAATCCAAAGACAGCCCAAGAGGTTTTTCAAATGTTAATTCAAGAACCATTTTTTAATGAGAATTTTGATAAGATTTTATTATCAATTATTCCGGATATTGAATCGGTTAATTACGGTAGAGGTGTTGGTTATGATGTAATTTATCATGAGCCACCAGCGGATGTGGCGGTAATAAGCGGAACAGCCATTAGAACTGGTCACATGACACCTGATGGTGAAATTAAATATGATCAAACAAAAGGATAATGATGGTAGAACGTAAGAGACACATAGCCAAAACCGTTTCATATCGAATCGTAAGCACCTTAATAGGGTTCTTATTAATGTGGTGGATTAGTGGGTCAATAAAGGTAGGTACAGCATTTGGCGTGGCTGAATTAATATATAAACCAATACAATATTATATTCACGAAAGGATATGGTATAGATGGATAAAATTTGGATTAAAAGATAAAAAATAGGTATTTATATATAAAATAAGGAAAATATGAGAACAGTATTAATAGGTTCGGACTTTATGTACGATCAGGATGGTAATTTAAAACCCATCGAAATAAACACCGCAGTTGGTTGGGATAACGCATCCAAAGTTGAAGATGATGTGGATTGTTTGGATTTAACAAATTTATACCAATTTGTTACTGATAATAATTTCCAAAATATACATTACGTTGGGGATATTCAATATTTTCATAAAACATTAGAAACACACTACACAGGAAGTTCCGTTACATATGAATACCACGCAATTGGTGGTTTGTCGATTACTATCCCAGTTATAGAGGATAATGATGAAACATTAATTATCAGAAGTGCATATGATACAACTGCGTTGGTAGATGATACCTATTGTAGAGATAAGGTTGAATTTATGAAACTTATCCAATCCCAATCGTTCGGTTCACAATTTGCTTACATAGATGAAAACAACACTTTAATTAATACTATAACAACAATAACAGATAATGGTGTACACCCTAATTTTATTCTAAAATCAAGGTATCCTGGCTATGATAAAGAGGTTTATCCTAAATTTTATAAAGTAACAACACAAGAAGAATTAGATGTGGTTTTAGAAAATGTTACATCTGAATATTTTTTAATGGAAAACTACTGTAACACCACTAATAGTTACGAAGGTCACATAAAGGTAGTTAGAAGTTTAAACATATTATACCCACCGACGTTACAATCAATTCATATAGGACAATATACTAAATTAAATGAAAATATATTTTTTACTGATGTAGAATATAACTCAGAAACTTATGAGATAAATTCAGAATATAGAGATAGTTATACAACTTCTGTAAATAGTAACTGGTTACCAAAACTGTTAGATACTGATTTAGTAGAAATGGCTGACGGCACATTTAAAACCGCATTAGATTTAAATGTTGATGATGTAATTAAAACAATTGATATACCAAATCCAAATGGCACAGATAATGCATCCTATACCGCAAATTTTGGAATAACGTATGAAACATTACTAAGTGGTACAACATATTCAACAAACAAAATTAATGCATTAAAAAGAGTTAATAAATTATCATATTTTTATCAATTAACTTTTGACGATAATAGTACTTGGGAGGATACGGGAGTTTCTTCGTATTTGATTGAAAGAAATAATGAAGTTCAATTTGAAAATTTATTTGATGTGGTATCTGGAGATGCGGTTTTATTGTTAAACACAACGGATGGGTTAATGGATTTTGTTAGAAAAACAGTAGTATCTGTTACACAAATTAAAAAAGTATTTACCGGTTGGTTTATTTCAGTAGAAAGAACACACTTATTTTTAACTAAGACCACATCAACAAATAACGAATCGTTTGTTTCGATTGAACATAATGGACCTAGTTGTCCAGTGGGATGTTGTTGGGGGGGCGCTTGTCCGACTTGTCCAAAAAACGAACCATATTGTTCCGGTCCATACGGTAACCCGACTTGTAATGCTTATCAAGGAATATGTTGGAGTTAATAAAAATAATAAAAATTAAAATAATATGACAACTATAATAACAAACACAGAAATCAACGTACTGAACACAACTTTAACTACCATTGGCAATTTAATTGTAACTGCAAATAGTTAATTCTAAAAATAATAGGTTATGATTTACTTCATTCCAAATATTCTTTCAAAGGAGGAATGTGTATTTTTATCTAAACAATTTGATATTGAAAAGGTAAATAACTCTTCTAGTGATAAAATGGTAGAAACGAATGCTTCTTTTGGATTTAGACCTTCATATAATTTTGATAAATATATGGAAAAATTAAAACCAAAAGTGTTAGAATTCAATAATGGAATTGAACATTTAGATAATGTGAACACATATGTTAGGGAGTATTTCAATGGTGCATTTTTAACAAAACATATAGATAGAACAGATATAAGTGTAACAATTTCAATATGTTTAGAGTCAACAATAAACAAAGAATGGCCATTATTTGCTAAAATAGGTGGTGAAGAATACTCACATCACACAAATATAGGCGACGGAATATTATTATTTGATGCTGATAAAAACGTTCATTGGAGAAATCCTTTAGAATGCGACGAAACCCAAAGAGTATTACAATTTTTTCTACATTGGATGCCGGTTAACTATATAACAAAAAAAACAAAATCATTAATATAAAAAGTTATGTCGTTTACATATAAATCCGTATCAAATTTATTAACAAAAGAAGAATGTGATTTAGTTCTGAATTTCACATTAGAAAATTTAATATTAAATCCTGCAAAAACCATTGGTTATGATTCCCCAACTTATGGTACCAGAAAATCAAATGTGGTATTTTATCCATATTATCAAAAATTTCCATTTATATTAGAAAAAATATCTAAATTATTAGATGAAAATATCACCATAAAAGGATTCGATTTAGATTACAAAAATAGTCAATTCCAATTCACAGAATATAAAGATGGTGATTTTTTTGTTTGGCATAAAGATATTACAGGAAAAGAAGTTACACAACACGAAAGATATTGTTCTTTAGTTATACAACTAAATGATGAATATGAAGAAGGTGATTTAGAATTAAAATTATCCGATGGTTCAATAATGAAAGTAGAAAAGGGAATAGGTAACACTATCGTTTTTTTATCTGATATCGATCATAGAGTAACGGTAGTTAAAAATGGTAATAGATATACATTAGTTAATTGGGTTGCAATAAAAGAAAAAAGTAGTTATAAAAAAACACTCTTATAATATGATAGATCTCAAAGAAATTTCAATCGCGTGGTACAATACACTTATACACTCTAATGAATTAAAAAAATTGGCAGATGATAGGTTTGATATTTGTTTAGAATGCCCATCTAAACAAGAATTTTTTAAAAATAAAAATAAAGAATGGTCATTAAAATGTGGAGAATGTGGTTGCCCATTAAAAGGTAAAGTATACACACCCAAAACATATTTAGATAAAAAGGGATCGTGTCCGTTAGGAAAGTGGAAACAAGTTGAAGATGAATATTTAAAAGGGTTTAAATCAACTAAAACAATTATATAAAAATGTCTCATTTAATTAATAATGAACTCATTTGGGTTTCTATCCCAAAGTGTGCCAGTTATTCCATTGAACAATCATTAAGAAACTCAAAATTAAATTTAGAAATATTTGTACCAAATGACAAAACACGGCATTTTCACGTACCGGTGAATCAATGTTTAGAACGATGGGGGGATAAAGAAACTGTTTGTATAACACGTGATTGGTTATCTAGATGGTTAAGTGCCCTAAATTTTGTTTGGGATAATATAGAATTTGAAAGCGAATACACTGCTGTTCGTAAATGGGAGGATGTTGATAATGAATATATCTATAAAACATTTAATACCGATTTTTTAAATAAATTACATTTGTTGAGTAACGATCACGATGGATTTAGGAAGTGCTGGTTTAAACTAGTAAAAGAAAATTTTGAATGTGAATTACCGATTAGAGGTGCGGTTGACACTTTACTTTCCCAAAGATTTTTCAAATCTAATAAAAAATGTACCTACGAATTTGACATTAGTGAAATTGATAAATTTACAGATTTTATAGAAGATAGATTTGGAGAAACATTAATTATAAATCACACAAATAAAACATCCAAACGACCAAATAAGATAATTGTAAATGACGAATTAAAATCATTCATTTGGGAAAATTTTGAAAAGAGATTTGAAAAGGGAAATCATTTAATATAATGTTAATAGATAAAAAATTTATTTTTATAAGTTTACCAAGATGTGCTTCAACATCATTTATGATTACGTGTCTAAAAAACAAGATACCAGTAGAACATTTCAATTCAAACCTTGATAATCAGTTGATTAAAATAAATGAATGGGAAAAAATGAATAATGAAGAATTGGCGGATAGTTTAGTACACGCACATGAACCATTATATATATTACAAGAAAAATTTGGTATAAACAATCAAATTATTTCAATAAGAAGAAACAATTATGATAGATTTTTATCTTTATGGAAACACATTATAGATGAATTATACAGAAAAAATAAATTTGATATTGCTGATAAATTTTCAAAGTTAACAACTAATGATATGTTTGATAATATCACATCAAATGACATTTATAATTTGGAAAATAGGTCTAAAGTTATTGATAATTTTTTAACTAAGTTAAAAATTTCAAAAAAAGAGTCCTATACTAAAAATATGTTAGATATATTATTTACACCAGTAGTTGAACTCACAAATAGTAATCCAAATATTATTTGGTTTGATATTGATAATTTGGTGGAATTAGAAAATTGGGTATCAAAAAAATTAAATAAGGATTTTAAAATGGAAAAAATAAACTCAAGTAAACAATTTGAGTGTGTAATAGAAATCAATGATAATTTTAAACAAAAATATGATAATCTTTATAAAGAGTTTGAACAAAGAAAAATAAATAAAACATTATTATGAAAAAAATAATTTTGAATGACACATATGGTTATGAAGAATTCATAACAAATGAAGAACAAGAAAATCTTTTATTTTGGACAAATTCTAATTCACATCTATTTCAAATAAACACAACTAATAGTCATACCATAAATGCGCCATATGGTTCTAGACAAATCGGTGTATTAACAAAAATATTAAATTCACCATTAGATTTGGTAAAAAAAATAAAGGATAGGGTAATTGAAGTAGAAAAAATTAATGATTGGATATTAGACCCAATGTTTGAAGACGCAATTGGTATTAATAAAGAAGGGGGTTCAATTCATTTACATAGTGATTCAAATTTAGATGGATATACACATGTTAGATATAACATAATACTATCATATCCACATGAAGGCGGACACTCAATATATAATGGTAAGATTAATGAGTTAAAAGAAAGAATGGTTTGGAGGTGTGTTGCTGGTAGGGTCGAACATGGCAGTATGCCGGTAATAGGAGAAAAACCAAGAATAACTTTAACATTAGGATTTCAAATAAAGGATAAAGTAAAAAAAGAAAAAACTTTATTTTAAATGGAAATATATAAAAATCTTTTACCCAACGAATTTTGTGATAATTTAATAGATAAAATTAAGAATGAATGTGTTTTAAGTGAATCCCATAAAACAAACTGGTTTGTTTGGTTGATATGGGGTCAACAAGGTATTCAACTACTAGAAAGAGAAAAGTGGAATGAAGAAATTTATAATACAGTTATAAATGAGTTGAGTAAAAATAATTTCCCTAATTACAAAACGATGTGGTTACAAATGACCGAATATAAGGATGGTAGGTGGTTACGAAGACATGTAGATGGTGCAAAAAATAAAACATCAATAATTTTGTTATCCAATGGGTTTATAGGTGGAGATACATATATAAATAATAAAGTTGTAAATTTAAAAAAGGGAGATGGTGTTGTATTTGATGGCGGTCATCAATATCACGAAGTAAAACCAGTTACAGAAGGAACACGATACGCATTAAATTTTTGGTTTCATTAATAATAAAATATGGTAGATTTAAAAAATTACATATGTGGTGTACCATTCAACTCATTGGAAATACACAATAATCAATATTTTTTGTGTTGTCCATCTTGGTTAAATGTTTCATTTAAAAGAGATGAATATAAATTAAATGAAATATGGAATAGTGAACCTGTTCAAGAGATTAGAGAAAGTATGTTAGATGGTTCATTTAAGTATTGTAATAAAGAACTTTGTCCATTTTTAAGTAAATTAGTAAATTATGGGGTTGCAAATGGTCCAATTACTTTAAAATCAAATTCAAATATTAATAATACTATTATAGAAAATAACACTCCTGATATGTTAATGATGAACTTTGATAGAACTTGTAATTATAAATGTCCATCTTGTAGGGTAGATTTAATTGTTGAAAACAGTAATGGAATTAAACGGATAGAGAAAACAATTGAAGAAATTGATACTCATTATTCTGCAAATGTGAAATCACTATATATAACAGGATCAGGAGACCCGTTTGTTTCGGTTGGGTTTAGAAATTATCTAAGAAATTTTAATCCTAAAAAATATCCAAAACTGCAATCAATACATCTTCATACAAACGCATCAATGTGGAATAAAGAAATGTGGGATAGTATGCCAAATATACATAAATATGTTCATAGTTGTGAAATTAGTATAGATGCAGGTACAAAAGACACCTATGAAAATAAAACAAGAATAGGTGGTAATTGGGAAAATCTAATAAACAATTTAAAATTCATTAATACATTACCAATAAGTGTTAAAACTTCATTTGTGGTACAAGATACAAATTATACCGAAATGGAAACATTTTATAATTTAATGTATTCTATTTTTGGTAAGAAAGTAAATGTGTTTTTCGGTAAGATAACTAATTGGGGCACATTTTCAGAGGGCGAGTTTAAATTAAAACAAGTTTGGAATACAAATCATCCAGAACATGAATTATTTAAAAGAGAGTTTAATAAAGTGTGGAAAAACACAAATCTATTTCATAATCTATATGAGTTTATTGATACTACAAATAAAACGTTAATATGAGAATTTTAATTATTGCATTATCAAGAAGTGGTGGATATCAATTGAATGAATGGTTGTCTATGGAGCTAGAACATAAAATGATACATGAACCAATATACACAAATCAATCCATTGAAGGAAACAATATTGTGGTAAAATATAATATTAGTGAAATTGAAAATAGAATGGATATTGATTTAACAAATTGGGATAAGATAATTGGATTAACGCGTGAGGATGCGAGAGAGTGTTCAATATCACATACCAAAGCAGTACAACGAAAGGAATGGAGAAATGGGTATGAAGTAAGTGATGAATGGATAAAAGAAAACGAAATAGACATAAAATATTTTGAGGAATGGGTAAATAATACAATTGACTATTTTAATACAATAAAAGAAATTCAGTTAAAAGTTACATATGAAGGGATATACGACACCAAAGAGGATATACAAAGAATAAAAGATTATATTGGTTTAACAAGTACAAAGTATGAACACCTATTAGATAATACAAATAGGTTAAGAAATAGGAGGAAAACAAAAAGAAAATTTTTATAAATTAAGAAAAATGATATTAAAAGAAAAAATCTTATTTAGTAAAGAGGAGTGTGAGTCCATTATATTAGAATCCAATCAACATATTACAAATTGGAGAATGGGGGATAGAAAATATAATTCACAACCAATTGATTATTCATTAGAAACCAATTGGTTATTTGATAAGTTGAAGGATTTTGTGGAAAGGGAAACAAACATTGAAATTAGAACAATAAAAAAAACGATACATTTGCATAAATTTACGAAAGGTGATTGGTTTGGAAAACACAATGATATTAGAGATAACAGATTATATGCGGTTGGTGTTTTATTAAATGATAACTTTGAAGGTGGTGATTTTACATTGTATAATCCAAATGAAATAATTTTAAATAAAATTATTGGAAACACTTATATATTTGATGTAGGAATTGAGCATGAAATAGCACCAATTTTAGAAGGTGAACGATACTCATTACTTTGGTTTTTACAAAATGAACATATAAAAACAGAAACAAATAAATTAATATGAACCCATTAGAATATTGGAACCCGAAAGGATTTGAAATCTCATCTTACAAATATTCATTAAAAGAAAGAGTAAATCAGACATATACAACTTCCGGTGGAGATAATACAGGACTATGTACCTACACCTATAATGAATTAGGATTTAGAGGTGATAGTATAAAAAAAGAAGGTTTTAAAGTTATGTCATTAGGTTGTTCAATTACGGAAGGAGTCGGTGTCAATGATAATGAAACTTGGCCGGCACAATTTTGTAACCATATTGAAAATGGGGTAAATTTAAACTTTGGAACAGGAGGAAGAAGTAACGATTTTATATGTAGATGTTTAATGAGTTACTATGATTTAATTAAACCAGATTTGGTATTAATAATGTATACAAATACATTTAGAAGAGAATTATATACTAAAGATGGGGGAATAGAACCCTTTATGCCCACATTATCTTGGGGATATTTGAAAGAAACAGATGATGGTGTTAAAACACAAGAATATTTAACTTATTTACAAAATGATAATGAAGATTTTATAAATTGGTACAAAAATCATTTATTAATAAAGCATTTTTTAGAATCTAAAAAATGTAATTGGATATGGAATGGTTTTTTCCACATACCAAAAGATTATAATGAATTTAACAGATTCGATGGTGATTACGGAAGACCTTTTTTGGATTATGGAGTTGATGACATACATCCAGGACCAAACCATAATAAAACCTATTCATATAAATTACACAATTTTATAACTAAAAACTTCTCAAGTTATTTGAATGATTTATCAAAAATTAAACAAAATTTAATTTGACTTTTTAAGTTATTATCCTTATATTAAGGATAATGAAAATACTTGCACACGCACCATTCATTGGTACCACAGGATATGCTAATCACGCTAGGTCCTTTTTTTGTGCCCTAAACAAATACCATACTGTAAAGGTTAGGAACGCAACAATCGGGAAAGGTTGGAAAGGTATGAATAATACCCCACATAATGACGAACCATACATAACCGACGAAATGAAGGATATGTTAATCCAACAGACCTTGATTAATAGTGACGGTAGTCACGGAGATTCACCGATATATGGTTATAAGGGTGATTTTACGCCGGACATTAATATCGTGTTAATGGATATGAATCATTACTATTTCTATGACAATTATAGTGGTTATAATATTGCATACAATGTTTGGGAATCGACACGTTATCCAGATGACTTCTTTAATAGATTATTTTACTTTGATGAAGTGTGGGTCCCAACACAATGGCAGTTTGATTGTTTAGTTGAACAAGGTTATCCAAAAGAAAAGATATATGTAGTTCCTGAAGGTGTTGATGTTGAAACATTTAAACCATTAGAAAAATATCCTAAAAAAGATAAGACACAGTTTGTTTTGTTTGGTAGATGGGAGTGGAGAAAAGGGACTACAGAAATATTACGAGCATTTGGTGAAGAGTTTAAAGACGAAACAGATGTTGAGTTAATTGCATCAGTAGAAAACCCATATTCATCAGATGGTTTGAGTACAACAGAAGAAAGAATCAAACATTATGGTATTAACACAAAGAATATTAAAATAGTTAATTTCCCATCAAGAGAAGAATATGTTAAGTATTTGCAAACGGCAGATGTATTTGTTTCTTGTGCTAGAAGTGAAGGTTGGAATTTACCATTGATTGAAGCTATGGCATGTGGAACGCCATCGATATATGCAGATTGGGGTGGACAACAACAATTCACCCAAGGTAAAGGTGTACCTGTATCAATTAAAGGGTTAGTTCCTGCAAATTACGAACATAAAGATTTCCCTGGAGAATATTGTGAACCGGACTGGGAAGATTTAAAATTTAAAATGCGTCAAGCTTACGATTATAAAACAGCGATGTGGATTACGTCACGTGAAGACGCAAAAAGAATACATAAAGATTTTAATTGGGATACTATTGCAAAAAATGCGTCTATGTTATTAGAAGAAAAAATGAAACCATTTGTATTTGTAACAACGGGTAATATCGGTTATATGCCTGTTATCGAGAAACTAGTACAATCAGTATTAGAATTCTCAAATTCTAAAATAATTGTTTATGGTGTTGATTGTGACGTTCCATTTGATTACCCGAACGTAATTAAAAGAAGAATTGACCCACCAAAACATTCTGAACATGATAGATGGTATTGGAAACAATATGCGTGTATTGAGGCGTTTAATGAAGACTATGATAAGTTTGTTTGGATTGATGGTGATGTGGTGATTAATCACAATTTCGATACGATTGAAAAATACTTTAAGGATATTGATAACTATCCATTATCTGACATTCATAGACAAGAAGAATTTTATGGTTACTATACATTAGATGGTCAAACAAAGAACCAATCATTTAATGAAGAGTTAGCTAAAGAGTGGGGTATTCAAAAAAGAACACCATACATGCATGTTTGTATGTTCATTTATAATAGAAATTGTGTTGGGTGGTTTGAACAAGTAATTGAATCATATAAGACAACAGATTTAAAAGATTACGATAGGTTGTTCATATGGAATGATGAGGGTATTGAAAACGCATTAAGATGGAAACATGGTTACACTAAACATTTACCATTATCTAATTTTGATACATCATCTTATGATGGTGATGCTGGTCAAACACAAAAACAATTAGAAGACTTCTACACTTTTTGGAATAAGAAAGGACCATATAACTTCGATAAAGTTTTTGGTTATCAATACATACCAAAGAACAAAGAAGATATTCTTTATTTCCACGGGAATAAGAATTCCGAGAACTCAGATAAAATGGTTCAGTTTATCAAATTTATAAAGGACAATTCATTTTATAACTCAGAATATTTTTATACAGGAATATACAATGTTGAAAACTTGGGGGACATAAAGGAGTATGAAGGTGGTACATTAGAGGTGGCGGAAAAATTTGGTTGGTTTAGGGCTATCTATCATGAGATTTTTAATCTACTTGATTATTATAAAGATAGAGTAAAGAATATTAATGAAGGTGATGTTGTTGTTGATTTAGGTGGTAACATCGGTATATTCAATAGATGGGCGTATAGTCAAGGTGCATCTAAAGTTATATCTTTTGAACCAGATAAAAGATATTTTAAATTATTATCCTTAAATGCTGACCCTCGTTCTATTTTATTTAATGCGGGTGCTGCGGATTCTATTGGAGAATTTAGATTATATGAGAGTTCCCATTTAGGTGGATCCAATTTATTTGGTACACATAATAATACAGTAAACTATCCAGTAAGAACGTATACGTTAGATTACTTGTTTGAAACTGGATTGGTTGACCATATTGATTTTCTTAAAATTGATATCGAAGGCGCTGAACATCACGCCTTAAAAGGAATTAGTGACGATAATTTAATGAAGGTTAATAACATCTCAATGGAATATCATCATAGTCATTTTAATTTTGATGATGAATTGAGACAACAATTAATTGATAGAATGTTGAAATTAGGATTTAACTCATATCTTATGTTTATGGGTATAAATAATGCGTTACAAATGTTATATTTTACAAGATGAGTATATTAAACGATTTAGCTAAAAAGTACGGAACTGATAAGTCTTCCGAAATACACAATTATTGTGTTAAGTATGAGAAATATCTACCATTCAATAGGTATGATAATTTAAACATAATGGAAATTGGTATCTTGGGTGGAGATTCCTTAAGAACTTGGAAAGAATTCTATTATAGGTCAAACATTCTTGGTATTGACATCAACCCAGATTGTAAACAATATGAAGAAGATAGGATGAAAGTTGAAATTGGTTCTCAATTCGATGCAGAGTTTTTAACAAAAATTAAAACACAATACGGACCATTTGACATGATACTAGACGATGGTTCGCACATGAATGAACATGTAATATATTCATTTGAACATTTATGGGATTCAATTAAACCCGGTGGTGTTTATGTTGTAGAAGATGTATGTACGTCTTATTTACCATACTATGGTGGCGGAAGATACTTGGAAGGCACTATGATGGAATACTTTAAAGGTATAACAGATGAAGTTAATTTTTTTGGTGAAACATTGGAGAATTTTCATAATGCAAATGCCAGAAGAGAAGATAAGTTAGTTGAACAATTTGAAGCTAAAGGATACAATTACATTGGTACACAGATAGAATCGATAAATTTCCTTAACGGAATTATTATAATAACTAAAAGATAATGGCACATTTACAACAACAACAATTTTGTTCTAGAGTTAGAGAAAAACATCCGGAATATTTTAAAAATAAAAAAGTATTAGATATTGGGTCATTAGATTTAAATGGTTCAAATAGATTTCTATTCGAGGATTGTAATTACATTGGTATAGATATCGGAGAAGGAAGAAATGTTGATGTCGCTGCTGCGGGTAATCTATACGATGCTCCCGATGAATATTTTGACACAATCATATCTACTGAAGTTTTTGAGCATGATATGTATTATCCTGATACCATTAAGAATGTTATTAGAATGTTAAAGCCAGGTGGTATGTTCATATTCACATGTGCAGCTAATGGTAGACCAGAACATGGTACAAGAAGAACAAGTCAATGTGATGCACCATTATTAGAAGATGTTAGTGAAGAATGGGCTGACTATTATAAAAATTTAGAAAAAGAAGATATAGAAATTATACCTTCATTTAATGAGGCGTTTATTGATGGTCATTTTGAAAGAGGTTATGAACCAGATGATTTATACTTTTATGGTATCAAAGGTGGTGAGAAATATTTGACACAACAAATTGTTCCTGAGCTTAGTAAAGAAACTTATAAGGACGATATTTTTGTAATTGATTGTTGGCCAAATAACGAATCAAAAGAGAATGATTTAATTGAGTTAATTAAAATATTAAAGACATATAATATTGATATATTATTAACAGGACATTATCCAATTAAACCTGAGATTCAAAAGATGGTGGACTACTATTTATTTGACAAAAAGAACCCACTTTTATTAAGTCATGAATTCAACGAATATCAAGTTGCCAGCGGAAGATGGAGTGATATGGGTGACCATAGAATTGATAATGCAAATGCGTTCCATCATGATTATGCTATATGGGAGACCCTGAGGAACTCATTTAATTTCTGTAACTACTTGGGTAAGAAAAATATTCACTTCTTTGAATATGATAACTTACCAAATCCAGTTCAATATAGACAAGCATTTTTAGAAAGATTGGGCGGACATGATGCTGTGTTATATGAATATTCCGAAAACAGTATAACCAACTCAAATTTTAGTGAATATTGCGCAACGTTTATTTTCTCAGTTAAAACTGATGTGGCAATTAAAGCAATTGACCAAATCAAAACCAAAGAAGAATACTTTAAAAACAAACCAAACGGTTGGCAATTAGAAAGAGTATTTTTAACAGCACTAAGAAATGTCACTAACAATATCTTTGTAACCAATTACATTGCAAACAATGATGAGTTGAATACACAAGCTGTTTGGAATAGAGATGGAATGATTAAAAACGGTGCTTATTTCCAAACATACATTGGTGTGGATGAGAAACACAACCTTCACTTACATTTGATTTCTGGATTCTCAGAAATTAAGGCAGACAAAGATTATCTACTTGAGGTGGTTTACAATGACTATAAACGATTTATCACATTACATAAAGAGGCGTTTTTTACAATACCATTAGGTCAATATAAAAAGGGTAGTAATGTTATTGTATATTATCAAGGGGTCGAAGTATATAAAGAGTTCTTAGGTGAAAGTGCTGAAGATTGTAGAGAGATAAATAAGTACACAACAAAAAATATAGAAATAAAACAGAATCATAAACCAAAGTCAGTAAATGTTCATTTTGTTGATGGACCATATATTGAAATATTAGATGATGAACAATTATTATATAGTGTTCAGTTCATTAATAACAAAACAAAGAAGACCGAATTTTCCATTGAATTGAAAAGTAATCACTGGTCAAGAAGCTCAATAAAGTATTATGTTGATTGGACAATTGTGATAAAGGGAATTGATAATGATTATTATTATGAACATAGGATTGATTTAAAAGGTAAAAGAGTTTATGTTGCTTTCGAATCTAAATCATTGGGTGACACGATTGCATTTGTCCCGTATGTTGAGAATTTCAGAAAGAAACATGGTTGTAAAATGATATGCTCAACATTCCAAAATGACTTATTTAAAAAACAATATAAAGAGATTGAATTTGTTGAACCTGGAACCAATGTAAATAATTTATATTCCTTATATCGTTTAGGTATGTTTTACAAAACCGAAAATGATGGAACAAGACATATTAATATCGAACATCACTCGTCAGACCCTAAATTGGAACCATTAACAAAAATCGCTTCGGATATTTTAGGTTTAGATTATGAAGAGGTAAGAACAAAATTACCAAAATTAGGTAAGAAAAAACAAAAGAGAGTTTGTATCGGTATTCACTCGACCGCACAATTAAAATATTGGAACAACCCAAATGGTTGGCAAGATGTGGTTGATTATCTAAAAGAAAATGGTTACGAGGTAAGATTGTTATCTAGAGAAGAAGATGGATATATGGGTAATAAAAACCCAATAGGGGTGGTGCAACAACCATCGGGGTTATTAACGGATGTTATAAAAACATTACAAGAGTCAGAACTTTTTATTGGAATTAGTAGTGGATTAAGTTGGTTGGCGTGGGGTGCGGATGTGCCGGTGGTTTTAATATCAGGATTCACAGACATATATACGGAACCATTCATCGGAGTTAATAGAGTAATTAATAAAAATGTTTGTAACAGTTGTTGGAATCGACATGATTTTGATGCTGGAGATTGGAATTGGTGTCCCGACCAAAAAGGTACAGATAGACAATTCGAATGTTCAAAAGAAATTAGTTCCGAAAGTGTAATTAACGAAATTAAAAAATTACTTAAATTGTAATTAAAGATTTATACGTGATTTTAATATATTAAAATTTTGAGTTATTTCTGTTGAATTTAATGCCCTATCATAAAAACGAAACATGTTTATTCCTCCAATCATTTTGGTACCGGGTGTCCCGTAACCGGAATACCTTGATCCCAATGCTGGTTGATATGACGATGTCGTTGCTGCCGTTGGATTTATCCAATTCCCACCTACATTCGCAATAGATTGACTTCCGGCAAGAACTCCATTTTTATAAACTAAAAAATTATTATCAAAATTAACGGTGAAGACTAAATGATACCACGTGTTTATTACTACGGTCCCGCTTCCCGCTATATTGCTCTCAAATTGTGTTATTGGACCCTTAACAAAACCACCTAACGCTCCATTACCATCCGTTCTAACATAAAATCTTGCACCTTCATTACTAAATATTGTATCAGGACCACCAGTACCTAAACTTCCAAAAAAAACTAAAAACTCACAAGTTAAATTTCTAATGTTATTAAATGTGGCATTTGATGAAAAACCACCATAATTGCTACTACCACTTCCAACCATATTAATAAATGGAATAGTCAATGGACTACCATTAACTGAACCACTCACAACCGAAAGTCCACCATTTAAAAATAAATTTGAAAAACCATGTAAATCATTTACTGTGGTGCCACTTACAAAACTATTGCTGTCACTAACATCTAATGCAATTAATAATCCTTTAGTTATCAATCCGTTTTTACCATATGGTAAATCTGAAATGATAAAATCTGATGTTTTAACATACAATGATGTTTGTGCATTTGCCCATGCCAATACTTCACTTATTGTTGAACCAGTTGCACCAAATGATTTAAGAAAAAATATACATTGAGTATCGTTATTTGCAACATGTATTGAAGGTCCACCTGTTACCCTATTAACGTATATTGTATATCCACCATTTGGTGGAGTTATTCCTTGGTAAAATTCTGACGATGATGTTGGTCCATAATCAATCTCACCACTAACACCAAAAGATTGTGCACCCTTTCTTATTGAATATGGTGATGTACCACTTTTAATATGATTTAACATAACAATAAATATAATTATCCTCGCTCAAATACGAATCGGTAAGTATTTATCTAAGTATAATTAAACATTTTAGATGAATATATTTGACGCACACATATCCGGTTCACTTTCAGTCTCAAGTTCGGCTGAAATTTCTGGTGATTTAACGGTCTTAGGTAATATTATTGGTAATATTAGTGGTAACACAACTAACGCAGTTTCTGCCGAAACCGCTTCATTTGCACCAATGTATACTTTAACAAGTTCATTCGGTGCATTTACCTCTTCTTACACTACGGGTTCTTTCACAGGATCTTTTATTGGGAACGGTAACGGATTATTTAATATTCCGGCATCAGGAGTAACAGGACTTCAATTAAATCAAATTACAGACGGAAGTGCAACCGCTTCTATTTCACAAGCAAATGGTCTTAGAATTAATTCCAATTCAGAAGTAACAGGAACATTAAAAGTAACCGAATCTTCTAAATTTGGTAATTCATTAGATGATGCACATATATTCACAGGTTCTGTTAATGTAACAGGGTCTATTGAATTAAAAGGTGGTGACTTTATATTGAATGGTACATCTTATAATTCACAAACTTCGGGTACTTCAGGAACAAGTGGAACATCAGGTAGTTCTGGTTCTGCTGGAACTAGTGGAAGTTCGGGTACATCAGGAAGTTCTGGTTCTGCTGGAACATCAGGTAGCTCAGGTAGTGCGGGTACATCCGGTACTAGCGGAACATCTGGGTCAAGTGGTAGCACAGGTACTTCAGGAACCGCAGGAACATCTGGTAGTAGTGGAAGTGCAGGAACTAGCGGTACATCTGGTAGTTCAGGAACCGCCGGCTCATCAGGAAGTAGTGGAACAGCAGGTTCATCGGGTACATCTGGTTTAGTGACATTAACAGGTTCAACAACCGATGGTGTTATTACATATAATGGTAGTGGAACAAATGCAACGGTTGAATCTAATTTAAGATTTGACGGTTCTAATTTAAGTGTAACGGGTAGTGGGGTAGTTTCTGGTAATTTAACAGTTCAAGGAAACTTAACCGCTCAACAATTTATTGTTTCATCTTCTGTCACACATCTTACAACATCGTTTTCATCAGGTTCAACAAAATTTGGTGATACGTTAGATGATTTACATCAATTCACTGGTTCAATAAGAGTTACTGGATCAATGGTTGTACCAGTTTCAAATACAAATCCTGTTTTAAATGCAACAGGTTCAATATATTATAATACAACTGATACCAACATATATAGATATGACGGTAACACTTGGTTAAAAGCTGCAGGTACATCAGGTACTAGTGGTTCATCAGGAAGTAGTGGTAGTGCAGGTACGTCAGGTTCTAGCGGTTCTGCGGGAACTAGTGGTTCGGCAGGTACAAGTGGAACCTCTGGTTCTAGTGGTAGTACTGGTACAAGTGGCACTTCAGGTAGTTCAGGAACTGCCGGTTCTAGTGGAAGTGCGGGAACTTCAGGTTCTGCTGGCACATCAGGATCTTCAGGAACTAGTGGTACATCTGGATCATCAGGAACTTCAGGTAGTTCAGGTTCAGCGGGAACATCGGGTTCTAGCGGTAGTGCAGGTACTTCAGGTACAAGTGGTTCATCGGGTTCTAGTGGAAGTAGTGGTTCGGCTGGAACTTCAGGTTCATCAGGTAGTTCAGGAACTGCTGGTTCTAGTGGAAGTGCGGGAACTTCAGGAACAAGTGGAAGTTCAGGATCTGCGGGAACTAGTGGTACTTCAGGCAGTTCAGGTTCGACAGGCACAAGTGGTACTGCGGGATCATCGGGTTCTGCGGGTACGTCAGGTACATCAGGTTCTAGTGGTTCGGCTGGTTCATCAGGAACAAGTGGAACATCAGGTAGTTCTGGTACCTCAATCACAACATCGGGAACTAATAATACTGTAGTTAAATTTACTTCAACATCAACGGTAGGTAATTCAAATATAACTGACGATGGTACAACAATTAGATTAGGTTCTAACTCTGTAGTAACGGGGTCATTAGTGATTACAGGAAACTTAACTGCACAACAATTCATTGTTAGTAGTTCGGTTAGTTATATAACAACATCATTCGCTTCAGGTTCGACAAAATTTGGAGACACGATTGATGACAATCATAACTTTACTGGTTCTGTTAACATAACAGGTTCTTTAAAAATACCTACAGCATCTGCAAACCCTACGGGAACAGTTGCGGGTCAATTATATTATAACACAACCGATACCAACATATATAGATATGATGGTTCATTCTGGTTAAAGGCGGCAGGTACATCTGGAACTTCAGGAACTGCGGGTACGTCAGGTAGTTCAGGTTCATCGGGAACTAGTGGAAGCTCGGGTAGTGCTGGTACATCTGGCACATCAGGTAGCTCAGGTTCAACAGGCACTAGTGGTAGTGCTGGTACATCAGGTTCAAGTGGTACTAGAGGTACCTCAGGTTCTAGTGGTTCATCAGGTTCCGCTGGCACATCAGGTTCTAGCGGTAGTGCGGGTACTAGTGGTACTTCAGGTAGTTCAGGATTGGCAGGTTCATCAGGTACTAGTGGTAGTTCAGGTTCTGCTGGAACTTCAGGAACCGCAGGTTCATCAGGTAGTGCCGGAACTTCAGGGTCATCAGGGTCTGCAGGTACTAGTGGAACATCAGGAAGTAGTGGTAGTGCAGGAACAAGTGGAACTGCCGGTACATCAGGTTCTTCGGGAACAAGCGGTTCTTCAGGAAGTTCAGGTTCTAGTGGTACAAGAGGAACATCGGGTTCTAGCGGTAGTGCAGGTACTTCAGGTACTAGTGGAAGTTCGGGAACATCAGGTAGCTCAGGTACATCAATCACAACTTCAGGCACCAATAATACAGTCGTTAAATTCACATCAACCTCTACGGTTGGTAATTCAAATATAACAGATGACGGTACAACAGTTAGATTAGGGTCTAATACAATTGTAACCGGTTCATTGGTGGTTACGGGTAATCTAACTGCTCAACAATTTATTGTGAGCTCTTCGGTTACACATCTTACAACGTCATTCTCGTCAGGTTCAACTAAATTCGGAGATACGTTAGATGATAACCATAATTTTACAGGTTCTGTAAGTGTAACAGGGTCATTACAAATACCTAGAGCATCCTCAAATCCAGTAGGGACTGCAACAGGTTCAATATATTATAATACCACAGACACAAATATCTATCGATATGATGGTTCATTTTGGTTAAGAGCTGCAGGTTCTTCGGGAACAAGTGGAACTTCAGGAACTGCTGGTACATCAGGTTCTAGCGGTAGTGCTGGTACATCGGGAACCTCAGGTTCAAGCGGTACGTCAGGTACATCTGGAACTTCAGGTTCTGCCGGTACATCAGGTTCCAGTGGTGCTACGGGTTCTTCAGGTACTAGTGGAACATCAGGTAGTTCAGGTTCTAGTGGTAGTGCGGGAACAAGTGGTAGCTCAGGTTCTAGTGGTAGTGCTGGCACATCAGGTTCTAGTGGAACTAGAGGTACATCAGGTACATCTGGCTCAAGTGGAAGTGCCGGTACATCAGGTACTAGTGGTGCTACAGGTTCTAGTGGTACTTCAGGTTCTAGCGGTAGTGCGGGAACAAGTGGAAGTGCTGGAACATCAGGTTCTAGTGGTGGTACGGGTTCTAGTGGTACATCAGGTTCTTCTGGTACAACTGGTACTTCAGGTTCTAGCGGTAGTGCGGGAACAAGTGGAAGTGCTGGAACATCAGGTTCTAGTGGTGCTACGGGTTCTTCAGGAAGTAGTGGTAGCTCAGGTTCTAGTGGTACTAGAGGAACTTCAGGAACAAGTGGAAGTTCAGGCTCTAGCGGTAGTGCAGGTACATCAGGTTCTAGCGGAAGTAGCGGATCAACTGGAACTTCAGGAACAAGTGGAACATCAGGTACTAGCGGTTCTTCAGGTACCTCAATTACAACTTCAGGAACAAATAATACATTAACTAAATTTACATCAGCAACAACTGTTGGAAATGCCACAAACTTAACGGATGATGGAACAACATTTAGAGTTGGTCAAAATGCAGTTGTAACAGGAAGTTTAGTAGTAACAGGTAACTTAACCGCTCAACAACTTATCATATCATCTTCAGTAATGCATTTGACACAATCATTTGCGTCTGGTTCACATGTATTCGGTAATTCAATAGATGATACACACCAATTTACTGGTTCGTTAAGGGTTACAGGTTCAATGGTTGTCCCAACTGCAACATCAACAGGTACTGCATTAGGTACAATAGCGGGACAAATATTTTATAATACAACAGATAATAATATCTACAGATATAACGGTACAACTTGGTTGGTGGCTGCGGGTTCTTCAGGAACTAGTGGAACGTCAGGTTCAAGTGGTACCGCAGGGACAAGTGGTAGTAGTGGTTCATCGGGTGTAAGTGGTGCTTCAGGAACTAGTGGAACGTCAGGTTCTAGTGGAAGTAGTGGAGTTGCGGGTTCTAGTGGTACTTCAGGAACATCAGGTTCTAGTGGAAGTGCAGGTACATCAGGTATGTCAGGATCAAGTGGTGCTAATGGTAGTAGTGGTTCATCAGGTTCCGCTGGCACATCAGGAACTAGCGGTAGTGCTGGAACAAGTGGAACATCAGGTTCTAGTGGTTCGTCAGGTTCTTCTGGTGTTGCAGGTTCTAGTGGTTCATCAGGTTCTAGTGGTACAAGAGGAACATCAGGTTCTAGCGGAAGTGCCGGTACTTCAGGTTCTTCAGGATCAAGTGGTGCCAATGGTAGTAGTGGTACATCGGGTTCTTCTGGTACAAGAGGAACATCAGGTTCTAGTGGTAGTGCGGGTACTTCAGGTTCTAGTGGTGCAAATGGTTCTTCAGGAAGTAGTGGTAGTGCAGGTACATCAGGAACCGCAGGTTCATCAGGTTCTAGTGGTGGTACGGGTTCTAGTGGTACATCAGGTTCTTCTGGTACAAGTGGAACATCAGGTTCTAGTGGTAGTGCGGGTACTTCAGGAAGTAGTGGTAGTGCAGGTACGTCAGGTTCTAGTGGTACAACTGGTACGTCAGGTTCTAGTGGTACAACTGGTACTTCAGGTTCTAGTGGAACTGCTGGTACATCAGGTTCTAGTGGTACTAGTGGTTCATCAGGAACATCGGGTTCTAGTGGAACATCAGGTTCTAGTGGTGGTACGGGTTCTAGTGGTACATCAGGTTCTTCTGGTACAAGAGGAACATCAGGTACATCAGGTTCTAGCGGAAGTGCCGGTACATCAGGTTCTTCAGGGACTAGTGGAACGTCAGGTACATCAGTTTCAGTTTCGGGTAATTCTGGCACAATAGTTAAATTTACTTCAGCATCTACAGTTGGTAATTCAAATATAGTTGATACTGGTAATGATATTACATTTAATACATCTTTAACAACAGTAAAAGGTAATTTGGTTGTAACGGGTAGTTTAACTGCTCAACAATTTATTGTCAGCTCATCAGTTAGTTTTATTACAACATCATTCGCTTCAGGGTCAACAAAATTCGGTGACGACACTGGAGATAATCATAATTTTACAGGTAGTGTTTTTGTTACGGGATCTTTAAGAATACCTACAGCAAGTGGTACAGGTAATATAATAGGTAACGCTGCTGGTCAGTTATTCTATAACACAACCGATAATAACATTTATAGATATAACGGAACAACTTGGTTAGCTGCGGCCGGTACTTCAGGTACAAGTGGAAGTTCAGGTAGTTCTGGTGCCGGTGGTAGTTCAGGTTCTAGTGGAAGTGCGGGTACAAGTGGTAGTTCAGGTTCTAGCGGTTCAAGTGGGTCATCAGGAACAGCAGGTTCTAGTGGTACATCTGGAACAACAGGAACTAGTGGCACATCAGGTTCTAGCGGTACAACAGGAACTTCAGGTAGCTCTGGAACGTCAGGAGCAGCAGGTTCTAGTGGTTCTAGTGGATCATCAGGAACTAGAGGTACATCAGGTTCTAGCGGTAGTGCTGGAACAAGTGGAACATCGGGAACTGCAGGTAGTTCAGGATCTTCAGGTAGTTCAGGAACCTCAGGAAATTCAGGTTCTTCAGGTAGTTCGGGTTCTTCGGGATCAAGTGGTTCAGCGGGTACATCAGGTGCTGCGATAATTAACAATAATACCGCTAACTACGTTTTAACCGCAACAGGTACCGCAGGAACAATTCAAGGTAATGCTGGTTTAACATTTAGTTCAGGTACTTTAACAGCAACAACATTTAGTGGAGCGTTAAGTGGTAATGCATCAACAGCAACACAAGTTACACAAACATTAACAGGAACAAACGCCGCGAATTTACTATACTCACAAATTGCAGATAATGACTACGCAAGAATTCGTGTTGGTGGTGATGCGGGAAATAGTGGTTGGATGGAATTGGCAACTGCTGATGATGGTAATGAACCAATTTATGTTCGTCAATATACGGGTGTATTTACAACAGTTACAAGAACTGCAACATTATTAGATGGTAGTGGTAACACAACATTCCCTGGAACATTATCAGCGTCAAACTATAGTGGTACATCATCAGGAACAAATACAGGAGACCAAACAAATATTTCAGGATACGCAACTTCATTAAACGGATATGCTAACCAAACTGTATACACAATTTTAGATGGACCAGCAAATGGTCCGGTTATTAAAGTTAGATATGATAGTGCAACAGCAAATAGATATATTGATATTGGGAGTAAAGATGGTAATGGTGTTTATAGTGAAGGTTTAAAATTATATAATAATTCCACCATAACTTGGTTAGGTCAAACCGTTTATCACTCTGGTAACATACCAACTTGGAATCAGAACACAACAGGTACCGCTAGTAATATTACCGCATATACAATCAACCAAAGTGTTGGCACGGGTAACTCACCAACGTTTGTTGATACTACATTAACAGGTGGTTTAACTATTGGTGGGTCATTATCAAGAGGTACATATGTAAGTTTATCAAACTATGTAACAGGTGCGGATAACATTGTATTAAAAGGTAATTCATCCGGTGTTAGTGGTATATTCTTTGAATCAGAAAAAGATGGTACAAACATTAATCATCCTTCCGATTTTGGATTTATACAATTTCATTCTTACGGTATTGGTGGTTCATCAGGTGAAGCAAACAGATTAGTTATTGGTACGTCTAACGATGCTGATGATATTCTTGTGTTGAATCCTGCGGATATTAACGGACTTAAACTAAGAGCTGGAGTTGGTACAACAGAATATACAATATATCACGCGGGTAACATACCAACATGGAATCAAAACACAACTGGTACTGCTAGTAACATTACTGCCTATACAATTAATCAAAGTGTTGGTACAAGTAATTCACCAACATTCGCAGGTATAACAGTTAACGGTACGGTGGTTGCCAGTCAAAGTGGTTTCCAAAGTGCAACATATGCTTCAGGTCGAAATCGTATTTGGAGTTTTGGTAATGCGGATGCTTATGGTATTTCCTATTTTCAAGGATCGGGTGGTTATGGTGGTTCTCAGGATATGATTGGATTTCATTTTGGTACCGCTAGCGTTGCTGAGTCTAAATTTACATTCGTTGCCGATGGTAGATTTTTCATAACTGGAGGGATATTCCCATCTGCAAATGGTACATATAATTTAGGTTCATCATCATTAAGATGGAACACAGTCTTTACTTCCGATTTATCTTTAAGTAATGGTATTGGTGACTATACAATTGTTGAGGGTGAGAATGATTTATTCTTATATAATAATAAACAAAATAAGGTTTATAAATTTATGTTGCAAGAGGTTAACCCTAATGACGCAACACCAAAACGACCTGAATAATATTGATTAACTAAAAAAATATCATTATATTTTAATAAACATAAACTAATGCCTTTAGACGTTAATAGTAAAGTAATCAGTTCATCGGATATAACAAGTACGGGTATTTTTAAAACAAGAATTACTCGAGATAGTCTTATTTGTTATTTAGATGCTGCAGATATAAATTCATATCCCGGTAGTGGAACCGTTTGGTATGATTTAAGTGGTAATGGTGCAAATGGGACCTTAGTTAATGGTGTTTCATTCAATAGTGGAATAGCTGGTGGGGTATTAGTAACTAATGGTTCAAATCAATATATCACAGTTCCTTGTGGAAATTTATCTGGAACAAACTATACTGTAATAGGTGCTGCAAAATATGCAACAGTTGGAGGTAGAATTTTTTCCGCAGAAAGCAATAACTGGTTATTAGGTTGGTGGAGTTCATCAACTGAAAATTATTATGCAGAAGGTTGGGTAACTCCTGTTCAAAATGGTCCACAGGATACTAGTTTTAAAATTATGGCTGGTACTGGTAATATATCAGATGATCAGTATGTTGTTTATGTAAACTCAGTTGCAACGTATTCAAATCAAAGTGGTAGCCAGGGTCCATATAATCTTAGTTTAGGTAGATATGCACCAGGTAATAGTGAATATTCAAACGCGTATATTGGGTATCTTTTAGTTTATAATAGAGTTTTAAATCCTTATGAAATTTCTGAGGTGTATCAAGCAACAAGAGGTCGTTTTGGTATTTAATAAATGTAATTATGGGAATAGATATTGGCGGAAACGTATTTGATGCAACTGATTTTAACCCAAGCGGCGAGGCTGCAAGTCCTACGGTTGTAACCAGAGGATTGGTGTTATGGTTAGATGCGGGTAACAATTCGTCATATATAAACTCATCCAATTATTATGATTGTGGTTACGGATGTCAGTATTATTCATCAAATCCAGGCTGTACAAATTGTAACTCTCAATGGAAGGATATGAGCGGTAACGGTAATGATGGATCGTTAACAAATGGAGCCGCAATTAATTATACCACAGGAGGAGGTTCAATACTTTTTGATGGTGTAAATGATTTTATAATAATCCCAACATTTACTAATGGTCCGACTAGTCAAATAACTACAGAAGCGTGGATTAGACCAAATAAATCATCGGTTGGTACAGGAACACAAAGAGGTGGAGCAGTTTCGTCAAGTAGTAGTATGTATTTGGGAATTATAGATTCTACCGATGGTGGAAGTACATTCTCATTACATTGGGCTAATCAAACTTCAAATAGTAGATTATATAATTGGAATGGTAGTATTCCAAATAATGCTTGGACTCACATTGTAGGAACATATGATGGAGGTACAAGTAGGGCTTATGTTAATGGTGTACAAGTTGATGCGTGGGCTCAAACAGGTACAGTGACTGCTGGAACGTATTATGTTGGGACATATGGTGGGGCAACGGCGGATGGGGTACATAATTTTAAGGGAGATATTAGTATTGCCCGTATATATAATGTAGCATTAACTGTAACAGAAATTGTCCAAAATTATAATAATGGTAGAGCGAGGTTTGGAGTTTAAAATATTTAATTTATATGCCAATATTATTTAGAAGAACAAACATTTTAGACCCATACTCTTGGGCGGTAGGTTCAGGGGGTACTGGCGCTTTTGGTCAAAATGGTAGTACTGACGAAAACGAAAGAGTAATCGGCACAGACCCTTTTGGTAATAGTTCAGTTGTCTGGGAATCTAGACCAAACGGTTCCGCTGCTGATGATGGTGGTTGGAATAACGGATTTCATAATGTGGATGAATATTCATTATATAGATGGTCAGTTTGGGTCAAAAGAACAACATCAAGTGCTGGAGGAACATCATATTTGGGACTTTACGGTAGTCCTAATGCTGTTATTAGAATAGATAACGGAGCACAAGAAGGTAACCCATATTTTGAATGTAGTGGTACTGGTGCATATACTCAAAACGTTTGGTATCTACTTGTTGGACATTGTTTTCCATCTAATTACACTGGTGGTGCAACAACACACCCTGATTCTGGTAGATACATAACAAGTGGTAGAAATGGTAGTGTTAATTTTTGTAACATTGGCGGTGACGTAAAATGGTATCCGGGAACAACAGGTGGATATCATAGAGTATATCATTATTATTGTGGTGATAACACAACCAGATTACAATGGTTTGACCCAAGATTAGATAAATGTGATGGCTCAGAACCAACAATATCTGACCTATTAAACAATAGACAAGCAAAGTTAGAATCTACAACCGTTACAGTTGAAGGTGCCGCACTTAAGCAACAAAAAGTAGTTGCAACAGGTGGTGTTATAACAACTGTTGGTGAGTATCGAGTTCATAGATTTAATAGTAGTGGAACATTTACCCTATCATCACTTAGATCGGGATCAATTGAGGTTGAATATCTAATAGCAGCTGGCGGTGGTGGCGGTGGTACTAATATGGGCGGTGGAGGTGGAGGTGGAGGTGTCCTTAATGGAACCACAATTCTAACTCCAACAACATATACCATAACTGTTGGTGGAGGTGGCGCAGGTGCGCCCGCGGGAACCACAGGTGGACACCCAACCGTAACAGGTGCTAATGGTGGTAATTCTTCATTTAATGGTTTAACTGCTATAGGTGGTGGCTGGGGTGGCGTTTCATATAACACACAAGGATTAGGTATACATTTTGGTAATTCAGGTGGTTCAGGTGGTGGAGCTTCGGGTTATAATAATGATGGTGCAGCACCTGGAGCATATGGTTCAGGAGCGGGTATTTCAGGACAAGGATTTAGAGGTGGTTATCAAGGTAACTCATACTACTCAGGTGGTGGTGGAGGTGCAGGCGCCGCAGGTGCAGATGGAAACAATAGACCCGATGGTGGTGCCGGTAAATTAACGGGAATTTTAGGTAAACCATTTTATTTCGGAGGCGGTGGTGGTGGCGGAAGTTACTCACTATCTACAGGTGGTTATGGTGGTGTTGGCGGAGGTGGTGGTGGTGCGTTAGGCACAGCACTTGGTGGAAGAAATGGTTTAGCGTGGGGTTCTGATGGTGGTGGAGGCGCATGTTGTTCATGGGCTAACACACCTGGCGGAAATGGTGCAACAAACACTGGTGGTGGTGGCGGTGGTGGTGCTCACTATAACGCAACAAATAAGGGTGGAGATGGTGGAAGTGGAATAGTTATAATAAGATACAAATATAGATAATATGGCACATTTTGCACGAATAGATTCTAACAACGTAGTTGTTGATATTTTAGTTGTTCCTGATGAACAACAACATAGAGGAAATGATTATTTATCCAGTGATTTACAATTGGGGGGAACATGGATTCAAACATCATATAATGGTAATATAAGAAAAATGTATGCCGGAATTGGGTATTGGTATTTACCTGAATTAGACATTTTTTTACCACCCAAACCATTTGAATCGTGGTCTTTAGATACAGTTAATCAAATTTGGAAAGCACCAATTGAATGCCCTGAACAAGAAGAAGGTAAAGTTCATATTTGGGACGAAGAAACCCAACAATGGAGAACCGAACTCTTGCCCATTGCTGACGTTAATAATTTACCAGAACAAGCATTACCTTAATTAGAAATTTAAAATGGGAGAAGTAACAAACATAGAAATTTATTTAGAAAACCAATGTTGGTACGTAAAATACTTACAAGATGGTGAAACAATTATAAGTAATCCATTTATGGAAGAACAACACGCAATTAACTATTGTGTTAAGTATTTATATTAAACAAACATAACAATGGCATATCAAATTTTAAAACAACAATTCCCAACTGACCCATCAAAAGGAGAACCATCATTTATGGTGGTTGAAATATGGGCTGCAAAATTGGACGATAATGATGAAATCTTTACATTCGAAACAATTGAAGAAGCTGAAGCAAAAAAAGCTGAGTTAGAAGCTGCTGAAACCACAACAAGATTATATAAAATAACGGAAATATAATCATTTACAATTCAGGTAAAAATATCTATATTGTAGTAAATTATAATTAAAATTATGGAAAAAATCACGTTAAAGTTAGGAGACGTCCTACAATTAGAAAGTGAAATCAATGGGTTTGTTAGCCCACAAGATGGTACAGAACTCTATAAAGGTTTTACAAAACAAAATTTATCAATAATCTTAAAGTACGAACTAAAGGAATTAGGTGAAGTACTTAAAGCAGAAAGAGCTAAGGTAGAATCTTTAAGAGATGAACTTATTCTTAAGTATGGAGAAAAAGATGAGAAAAATGGGATAATGGTTAAAATGTACAATGAAACCAAAGATGATGATGGTAATGTACTTACCAGAGTTGTTAATCCACAATATGTTAAATTCGATAAAGAATATGGTATATTGTTAGATCAAGAAAAGGAAATAGAATACCCTGAAATCACAAAAGAAGATTTAAAAGAAGCAGGAAAATCAAGCGATAATTATATAGTTTTATTTAAACTTGTTAAAAAGGAAGTAAAAAAAGAAGGAGCTTAATTAGTTCCTTTTTTTATATTCATTAATATAATCTGATAAGTTAATGGACGGAGACCAATCTAATACAAATCTAGCAACTCTACTTTCACATAAAGTTTCCTGAGCCTCACCTGGCTTGTCATCAAGATATAGTCTATCTTCTTTAAACATGTCGGCAACTTCATTTAAAGAAAAGTTGTAACCCCTCCCCAATTCAAAGATGTGACCCCAAGCATTTATATTTTGTATTTTAATTAACGCATCAACAATATCATCAACATGTGTGAAATCTCTTCTTTTAAATCCATCACCATATATCGTTAAGGGTTCCCCATCATCATATTGCTTTTCCCATCTACCAATTACGGTACTGTATCCACCATCTTTTAAATGATGTGGACCATACACATTATAAAAACGAGTTATGGACGCCTTTAAATTAAAATGTTCTTGATAAAGTTTAACTATCTCCTCACCAATATCTTTACTAAAGGTATATGGATTTTTAAACTTACCGCTATGGTGTGAACTACTTCCTGCATAAACTAATGGTATATCGTTCTTAATACAATATTGTACCATATTCAATGTACCATTTGTATTTGTTTCAAAATACTCAACCGGATGTTTAAATGATGGTTGTATTCTTGCAATTGCCGCTAAATGAAATACAATATCGTATTTCAGATTATCTAGTATTGTTAAATTTCTAACATCACCATATATGTAATTTGCTCCATCTTGGTGGTTAGAACTAAAACCACTTAAGTAGTTATCTAAGGATGTTACATCGTGACCATCTTTTAATAACCTTTTAATTAAATTGGTACCGACAAATCCAGCACCTCCAGTTACAAGTACATTCATTAAATAATTTTTTTAATAACTATCTTCATATTTCCAACCTCGTATTCGTCCGGCTCATAATATGGTAACGATAATCTTATTTTATTCAATATATACATGTCTTCATCCGTGAATGGATTCATCTCGTATACCATCACATCAACGGTGTCCTGTAGGGTAAATTTCGACCTTAAATCATAACGTGTATTCTTTTGTTCATTCTCTATGTAGTCCTCAGGAATCTCCCCTAAATCGATTTTATCGAAGTATGGTTCCACTTCACCCAATCTTGATTTGTTACGAGTTGTTAAACCCATTGAAAACGTTTTATATTTAAAATCTTTATCTTCCCAATATCTTAATTCGTTGAATGAAGCAATTGATATACCCCACTTTCTTACAAAGTTTCTGTTTGAACAAATTTCTATTCTAAATCTATCGGTCTTCATTTCATCACTAAATCTGGATGTCTGCGAAACAAAATGATAAGTTATTGCTGAATCACAAGTTTTTAATTCATACCCTTTTAGTTTCGCACGAATTAAGAAATCATCATCCTCACAGAAACACGGAACAAAACTAAACCCGTCAAATCCACCAACATCTTCAAACATTTTTTTATATCCACTCATGAAGAATACTGCACCATCATATAGGTTATCACTATCCTTCCATTGTTTAACGTAGTTGTTGAAGTGATAGTTATCAAAATTTAAAAATGACGAACCTAATTCTAGCAATACTTTACCCGGTCTTTTATGACCTTTGAATATTGGGGGTTCAATTGTTGTATATGATAACAACATATTAGGTGTTAATAATCTTTCGATTGCCTCTAAGAATCCTTCACCAATAACCATATCGTTATGTATCAATACTAATTTTTCAGTATCGACTAATTTAATACCAGCATTGTATGTGTCAGAGAATGTTAATCTATCATCATCGTGAAGATAAGATAGGTAGTCATCATCTTCTAATGATTCCAACCATTCCTTTGTACCATCACTTGAACCACCGCTACTAATTACTAATGGGGCTTCGGGATATAAGTCGCGTAAGTAACGATAACATTCTTTTGTTAACTCTAGCTTATTATACACTGCCATTACAAATGTTATGTTCATCTTAATGAATTATATGTTGAGAGAACTTTGGGTATAAAAATGGTTGATGATGATTTAGAATAACATTCTTCAGCAAAATAACCATCGGCATTATAATCACCTACTATAAAAGAAGTCTCACCTATTATTGACCTTTTAACTATAAAATTATGACTATCGATATTATATAATCTTATTACATTTCCCTTTAATCTTAAATTATGATTTTTATCCTCTTGTTCAAATGATATGAAATCATCATCCAAGTCTTTTATATTATCCCATAAATTTGGGTGTATAATTGTATCATCATCATTAGAATAGATGTGTCCATCATTTATTAAACTTAAGGCATAATTTCTTTGTGAATGCCCCGCAATACTTAATTTGTTACGATGTAGATGTGTTTCACAATTTAAAGGTATTAATTCGGATGGTGGTAATGCATCCATATCAAAAACAACAATCCATCGATAGTTTTCTCTCGGTATGTTTATACTTTTAGAAATTTCTAGTAGATTTTTAGGTCGACTACAGGGAGTTATTATATTTAAAAACATATTATTTTATAAGTTTAATCCAACTAGTGTCAGAGAACGTTGTGTCTGGTTCACCTAACAATTCATTAACACCTTTTACTACACCACCCCAGTTTACGTGGTAATCATGACCACCAATTAAACAGTTAGGTTTAAGTAAAGGAAGATAATTCGTTATATCTTTTTTTATTTGTTCATAGGTATGTAATCCATCAATATAAATAAAATCAACCGACATACCTATTAATGATTCTATTGCATCATCAGACGTCATTCTGATATGTTTGATATTATTATTTCGGTCAACTACCTCTTTAAATGTATCATAAACTTTTTCTAATTTCATATAACTACAAGTTATATCATTTGGGTCATAATCATTAATGTAGGGGTCAATTGAAATAACTGTCTCAAATTCATTAGAGAACATTTGTGTAGATTCTCCAGCATATGAACCAATCTCAATCATAGTCATTTTTTTAGTATCTCCATGTTGTTTAACATATTGAATTAAATCCTCCAAACCTTTTGCGTATGTTTCATCACGCATTGTATATAATCTATCTACCATAATTTCTTATTTAATAATGTTTCGTGTGGAAATACCGAACCATTTGTATAATCATTAAAATTTGTTATTATTCTATTTGGGTAATTGTTAATCATATCTATATCTTTTATAAATATTGACACGTAATCGCACCATATGTCGGTACCCCCACCACTTGTATATTGTTCAAGTACTGCAGTATTCATTCCATTACGTCTTGACCAATTAGATAATGCATTACCACTATCAGGAAAGAATCTCCAACAATCGACTGGAAATCTATGAAAATCACCATTTGATGGAGCGTTTAAATAAAACAGTCCAGAAGGTTTCAATACTCTCATAACTTCCATATATGTTAACCAAAAAAATTCACTATGTTCAAAACAAGATGAACTAACAACAAAGTCAAATGAATTATCACCAAATGGCAAAACATATGGGTCAGTTAAAACAATATCAACACCGGGGCCGGCACCTAAATCAACACCCACATAGTTAGAACCATTCGGTGCTAATGACCGTATGTTAAAACTACTTAGATATGATCCTATTTCTAAAAAATTACCGTTTTTATTATTAACATAAGTGTTAAAAAATCTTCTTGCGTTTTGTTCTGCTGTAGCGTGCATATTAATTGTGTATATATAATACTTTATGTATTTTAATTATTTGTATATAAGGAAATTTTACCTTAAATTCTTCAACATAAACCCCATCTGCTTGTTCAATTGACGGATTTAATCTCATTTGTTTAGCAAATTTTCTTTTAATCATAAAATTTCCAATATCGATTTTACCCCACGAAGGTTCACAATCTATACCAATATACTCAAAATTTTTCCAATTATGAACCATATTACAAAATACAAATCCCACTTTTTCACTAACAACAGATAAAAAAGTATCAACGAATACTGGAACATAGTAATTATCTTCACCTGTCATAACAATCCAATCTTCCGTTGAATGTTCTACACCATAATTTCTAGGGGTGTGACCCCAATCATTATAACGTTCAGGTAAAATTGTAAATTTTATCTTTTCATTATCCTTAAAATAATCCATAACTTTATCCAATGAACCTTCAGGAGGACAATCGGCAATAACATGTGCACACCACTTGTCACTTCTTTGTGCACAAAGTGAATTAAGAAGACACATCAAATGGTGTGGTCTATTGTATGTTGGTATAATAAATTCTATTTTACTCATATAATATCTTAAATTGATTGATAAAAATTATTTTGTTTTTCTTGACGTTCTATTGTTTTATGGTGTTGAATAAAATAATCATCGTCATCTGTTGGTAACGATGCGAATTTTTGACCGCCAATTATTCTTTCATGTACACGACCATACCAAGTCATTCCCTTTTTGTAAATTCTTCCCTGAGCATCCGGAAAGTTAACCCACCCCTTATCGTTTACATGCCACCCCCATTTTCTAATATGATTATCGGTTAAACCCTCAACAGTGTTTATTCTTGGGACAAATATTAAATCCACATCAGGATTCATTCCTAATATATCGTGCAAATTTTTAACCATATATTCACTAATCATTTCATCAGCATCAATTTGGTAAATGTAATCACCAGCACAATATTCGTTTAAAGTATTTTTCCAATCTGCGAAATTGTTATTCCAATCAAAACCTCTCCATGTTTGAACGTTAGGTAATTTATTGTATGGTAATAAGAAATCTAATATTTCTTTGTTACCATTCTTGTCATCATATAGAATCACAATCTCGTCCTGAGACCTTTTGTGTTTCAATAAGAACGGAACTAATCTCTTGATTTCCTCCAACTCGTTGCAAACTGTTATGGCGAAACTTATCTTCATATTTTTGTTTATTTTCTTTTAATGTTAATTCTTCACATTTCCAACACCACTCCCTATCTTCCGTGTCCCAATTATGTCTTTCACATCTCATGCTACATTATTGTTAAAACCGATAATCGGACCCCCAAATATCGATGGATTCCCACCATTAATTCTTCTTGTTAATTCCTCAATAATGTTATTGTCAATTTCTCTAGCAATTTCATTAGACATCAATCTTGTTAATTCTTCTTCTGCGTCGATACCAAACAACTCTCCCTCTTGATGAGTCCATGTCGCAGTTAAACTACTCCTAATTACCCCATGAAAAAATTTAAAATTTTTAACCATTTTGTATTTCTCTTGCGAATAATTTAAAAACTTTATTATTATCATTGAACGTCATGTTGGTGTTGGTTGTTGGACTTAAATGAATACTACATTCATTAGGACCAGTTGCAAATACAATTGGTTCCTCATCACCAAATTGAAAACAAAACTCAACATTTTGTGGATTAAATCTTGTAGGTTCTAACACAATAAAATTATTATGTTTTAATTCCTCCTTTTGAAAAAATTTAAAGTTCATTACTATTTTTTTGGTCTTGCAAATAATTTAAATGTTTTACCCGATGTTGGGTCTGTAAACTTAATATAACCTTCGTTAGTATTTTGTATTCTAATAATAACTTCTGGTGATTCTACAGTTTCATCTGCGGTTGTAAATAATTGTGGTTCATCATTATCAAATTGAATCACCCATTCACATGGCATGTATGTTTCAATTTTTGGTGTGTCGTCGATTGTTAATTTATCAATAACAGATTGTAATAATTCATCCTTTATTTTTTTTCTACCTCTTGCCATATTATTTAGTTTTTGTTAATTTAGGTAGAACTAATTTTTGTTCCTGTGGTTTAGTTTGGAATAATTGAAACATATCTTTAAATGTTTCTCTCATTTTATCTAACGAAAACTTTTCTTTATTTTCAATCCTTAAAGTTTCTGATTTTTCTAAGAATTTATTATAATCTTCATGCACTAATTTCATCACCTCCGAAGCCTCATTATAATTTGCGGTAAACCACTTAGAACCTTTAATAATAAACGTATCAACCGCACTATTATCAACTTCAGTTAATGACCCACCGACCATGATTGCCTTATCCATAGGTAAGAAATCTTTATGACCTGACCAATTAGATGCTATCACAGGTTTACCTGACATAGTGAATTCTAATAGAGGTCTACCAAACCCTTCACCTTTAGTTAATGATATCATTGCTTTAATCTTTGGATGATTATATAATTGATTCATTTCATCGTTAGTTAATTCACCAAACAACAAATAAATTGGAGGTGGATTTTTAATGTCTTTAACTAAATCACTAATACGTTTTCTGAAAGATTCTCTTTCCTTAACTGAAAATGTTGCTGAAGATGTTTTAAGAACTAAAGCCGGTGGATTTTCAACGTCCTCAAATGATTTACTAAAACATTTAATTAACATACCGATGTCTTTTCTATCTTGACCAAGATTACCTTTTAACCAATGACCAACGAAAAGAAATGCGAACTCCTCTTTAATATCAATATCTAAACCTTTGTACTCGTTATTGTAAATTGACAAATCAACACCTTCAAACAAAACCTTAATTGGTTTTTCAATCTTATGTTGTTTAATTAATTTACCCGTGTTGTTTTCCGTTTCATTGTAAACGGTAGATAACAATACATCTTTCGAAAATGTGGATGTTGTAACAATTAAATCCATTTTATTGCACCCATCAATCCATTCTTTAGGTGCAACGGTAGTTTCAATTCCAGCAGTTATCCCTACGTTGAATTTACCTAATGTTTGAAATTCATTTGGTACTGTAACTTGAACATAGATGTCTGGTCTATGTTCTATTCTTGTTACAATTACGCTTTCAATCCATTTGTGAAATGTATTTTCTTCTTCTAATGCCGTTAATGGAGTTGATCCCCACATACAACTATCAACATTAATATCGAATAGATTCATTTCATACAGTGCTTGTAATAAATCTCTTGAGTGTGCGCCGTACCCACTTCTTGTTTTTACCGGCCCTCTAAATAATAAACTTGGTTTGCTCATATTATACTATCTTATATAAATCGAATCTTTTTCTCGGTTTAAAGTTATTTAATGTTTTTTCTATTCCCTCAATAAAAGTATCTGACATTACTTTAGAAGATAAGTTCTTCTTCATAAATTCTCTACCTTTCTTTCCTCTTTCTTTTCTTTCTTTACGTCCCCATTTATATACTGTCATAATTGCATCTGCAACATCATCGTCATTAACCCTATCATCAAAGATATAAGGTGTTGGTACCGATCCATTTAAATTAGTTGCTGCGGCCCAAACAGGTATAACCCAATCACCATGTGGTGTCCCTTTAGATTTGTGCAACGTCCCAACCTCAATATAATCATCAGCACTAAAATTAAATCCACATTGATCTTGTAGACCTCCTGTCACGCTAACAATAATTGGTGTACCTGCCATTAATGATTCTGCGGTCGTTAATCCAAACCCCTCATTATTTGCAATGTTGATTGTACAATCAACAATGTTATATAAATCATTTAATTTGTCTTGTTCTAATTTAGCGTTGGTAAATTTAACATCGTAGTTAGGACATAACTCATTAATTACTGCATTTAAATCTGTACCATTCTCATCCACGGGATTGGTGTGCATCAATAACAAACATTTATCAGATTCTTTTTTAGGTAAACTGTCACAGAATAATTTAAATGAATAAATCACATCAGATGGTTGTTTTCTTCTAATGTTTCTATTGTTATAGAATAGAATGAAATCATATTTCTTATCACCATGAATAAGTTTAGATAATTCTTCATCCACTTTCTTAACTGGTTTAAACACATCAGGATTGATTCCATGAGGAACGTAACTAATTTGCCAATCTTCCAATGGTTTATGTGTAACTTCCCTTGTGGTTTTACCAACACGATGAACGATACCATAGGTTTGTTTAGAGATACAACCTAACCAATCACAACATTCATAGTAATCTCTATTGTAATATGGGTCAGGTAAGTTATCCCAAATATGATAAAATAAAATTGGGACTTGTTGTCTAATCTCATGTTCGTTATCATATAACCATTGCCAATAGTGCGGGTCCGTGAAATGTAAAATTGCATCTGGTTTCTCTTCAGCGATTAATTTTCTTAATATACCAATATCACCATAACCATTATATGGTATAATTTTTAAATTGGCATCTTTAATACCGGTTCTTTTTCTAACATCATCATTGATGTCAACTATCTTACCAAGTTCTGGATGTTTAATTGCCGCACCTAATTGAATCCAATCATATTTGTGAATGGTTCCTAAAACGAATTCTTTGGACATAGTGGCAATACCACTTGTCATTCTTAAATCATCTGATAATAAAAGTATTTTTTTCTTCATATTAAAATTTAGACCCTGTTGTTGCTAAACCATTGTGGTTGTTTATTAAATTTCTAAAGTTTTCATCTTTAGAATATAAATCTAAAGAACGATTTACTAATTTTTGTAGATTCATTGAACCTTCAATCGATTTAATTTTAAACCTTTTGTAAACATCATCTAAAATGTTAACACTAGTTAATTTTGTATCTGCTTTCATATTGTTTTATATATATTAGTATATACTTAAATGATTAAAAAATATCGTCAATTAAGACGATACTTCATTTAATCGTTAATATATACGATATTATTGATTATTTAAACGGTCAATGATGTCATTAACTTCCGTTTGATTAGTTGTTGGTGCCGGTGCTGGTTGTGTAACCACAGGCGTTCCTGTTTCGGTTAATGTAATGTTCGTTGGTTGAACCGGTTGTGAGTTAGAATTGTTTTTTTTGCATCCGCAGCCCATAGTATTTCTTTTTTTATAAATATTTTGGTTTATTGTTTTTTATTTCTTATATTTTACTAAAGTATACAAAAAAAATATTAAAAAACAAATGGAAAAAGATTTTAAACCCGTAAAAAGTGTCTACACCTCTAACTACGAGGCTATAAAGAGCATCATGTTTCTTTACAACATTGAAAGATTTGATTTAGATTGTACCTATTCTAAAGGTGCTTTTTGGAAAGATTTACCAGAACCTACTAACAAATCAGATTTGTATCCTTATAATGATACAGTGGTTGAGTGTAGTTCCGAAAACTTATCATTTGAGGACGGTTCAATGAAAAGTATAATGTTTGATCCTCCATTTGTTATTGCTGGTAAGTCATATCGTGATAATAAAGAAGGGAGTTCTATTATTGCAAAGAGATTCGAGGGTTATGAGTCATATAACCACCTAAAAACCCATTATTATAACACATTGAAGGAATTGTACCGAGTTTGTGATAAAGGTGGTTACGTAGTCTTTAAATGTCAAGATACGGTATCTGGAGGTAAGAACCACTTCTCTCACGTTATGGTTATGAATATGGCCCAAGAGTTAGGGTTCTATCCGAGAGATTTATTTATCCTAACATCAAACGTTCGTATCAATAGTTTTGGGACTAAATGGACTAAACAAGAACATGCTCGTAAGTACCATAGTTATTTTTGGGTATTTGAGAAGGTTAAACCAAGAGTGAAATATGATAGTCCTATCGAACAGGATTCTGAGGAGACCCTAGATACATTGCAACACGATCCCCTACTTTCCAACCCTCTGTAGTTCCTGCAGGAAACTCTATCACGTGGTCACCAATACCGGTGTAACGAGGTAGAGTCATTCTATGGGAATCTTCAACGGGACAATTGGGATGGATACGATTGATACGATTATTTAAAACAAATACGATGTCAAGTGGGATGAGGCAATTCTTCATCCAAAATGAATGATGACCCTTACCCATCTTGAATACCATACAACCGTCCAATGAGTTTCTACCCATCATACCTCGACTAATGTCTTCTGGATTTGATAGGTATTCGGCTTGAAATGTTTTGTTGTTGATGTGTACTGACATAACAATAATTATTTGGAATTATCAAAAGAATTTTATATATTTGTTTTATGGAAAAAATATTTGGTGGTCTAATCGAATTTGAAAACATAGATGAATTCGACCAATTTGTATATGATATAGATAAAGAGTCCGCTTTAACAATAATCGGTAAGGCGTTGGACTTCTGTAATCAAAACAGAATGTTTAACTTAATGGAGGCCAATACGTTATATAAATGTTTAATTAAATTAAAAGAAGATGCAAATCAGATTAAAAGAAATCATCTACATAATGATGATAGTGACGGGGATATTAGTTCAGAAGTACGGTCTTAAAGGTGCTGACCCTGAATTAGTGAAGTATTTTGGATGGGGTAGTATATCATTAGGTTCATTTAACCTGGTGTTAGATTATTTTAGAAAACCTAAAAAGAAATAATATGGCAAAATACACCAAAAAGTGGGACAAAGAGTTCACTAAAAAATATTCCGATTGCCTATCTCAATTGGAATCAATGGAGAAAGAATTTAAAGAAATGGTCGAATCAAATCCTGATACATGGATTTCGATTTATCCCGAAACATCCAACATTGAGTTGGGGGAACAAAATGGTTTTATGGTTTATGATTTTGGTAATGATGAAACTCCACATGTGGATATTCAACTATCAAGTTCAAATGGAAGTTTCAATTTCACATTTAGTGATTTAAAAGATTTGATTAGATTCAGAGATGAGTTAATGAAATCAATTGATTCATTCAAAAGGGAACCAAAAGTTACTAAGGTTACAAGTAGTGACTTGGATGATTGTGATGACGAAGAGGATGTAGAAGAAACCGAGTGGGAGATTAAAGCTGAGCAACCATTAACACAGTCATGGACCTATAGAGTTATGGCAAAAAGTGCATGTGCCGCAATTAAGAAAATCGAAGATGGTGAAGAAGATGGTGTGGAACATAATGACGACAATGAGTATTATGACTACGGTGACATTGAATATGAAGCAATCTAAAAAAGAAATAATATGGACTTAACAGTAGAAATGGAGAATTACAACAAGGTTAAAGACATTGTACTGAACAAATTAGTAAGTGAGGGTCTATTAGACAAAACCGATTCGGAAGAATTTTCTGAAAGATGTCAGGTCTTAACTTACAAAGGTAAATGGTTTAGTAAATGGTTTGATAAAAATGTTAAATCAGAAGACACTAATGCAAATCCTAATGGTTATTACATTCGTATAATTGAAATGAAAGAAAGAGAAGATGATGTTGATAAATTATTAAGAAGAACGACCGGCAACTACGATGAGTAATTATTTATTAATTTTAGTGTTTCAAATTATGTTTAATATCTTCAAAGTCATGGAGATAAAATTTACATATGAGAATAATATTAAAAGTTTATTGGTTAATAGTTTTTGGATAAGTCTTGTCTCATTGGGGGCAACATACTACTCACTAGATGGATTATTCAAAGGAGATTACTTAGGGGTTGTATTTTATATTGCTGGAAGTATTATTGGGAAATGGTTCGCAATGGTTCATTACGAAAAAATAAAAGATAAATTTAAACCATTCTTTAAAAGAAATGAAAAAGAAATATTATAAAGATTTTTTTATCTATAAAAAGAGACATCATTGGTTTTTAATACCAACAATTGTTTTTTTTTACAATAAAACTGAATTTCTCGAGTCGGGCGTAACATCACCATCTTGGGGAATAACTGTTAGGTGGTTAACATATATGATGGGAATACAAATACAACAAGGATATGGAAAATAAAAAAGATTTTTTGATTAGAGTATTTGGTGGAGTGATTATCATTGTCTTGTTAACAATAATTGCTATTAGACAACCACATGATATGATACCTCCACCAATTGAAACATGTAAACAAGATTCGTTACAAAATGTAATCAATGAGTTACAAATGGATTTGAAAATGCAATCGGATGGTTTTGATTCTAAAGAAAGAAGATATGAAGATGTCATATTTGAATATGAATATGGAATTGACCACTTAAAAAATTATCAACCACAAGCATATAGAGAGTTTCATAGAATTTTGTCTCACAAAGAAAATTTCAATAGACAAGACGAACAAGAAAATATAAAAAGATTGGAGACACCAAAATGGTAAGTATGAATAGATTGGATTCAAAATATCAAGAATTATTACAAGACATTTTAGATAATGGAGTTATTAAAACTGATAGGACTGGCACTGGTACCATATCGGTATTTGGTCGTCAGATTAGACATAAAATGTCACAGGGATTTCCATTGTTGACAACGAAGAAAATGGCATGGAAGACAATGGTAACTGAATTGTTATGGTTCCTCCGTGGTGACACTAACATCAAATACCTTGTTGATAATGATTGTCACATTTGGGATGGTGATGCTTATAAAAGATATGAGA